CCCGGCATAGCATTTACCATGTCTTTTTCCTTTGGAAGTTAAAAGCCACACGGGGCTGCGCGCCGGGTAAGGTCGCGAGAATACTTAAAATTATCAACGAAGATGCCTTCATTGTCCACTCTTACGACCGATCAGTCTCTAAATAGGACAGCACGAACGTCACAGTCGCCACGCTTGATAGCACCTTAAGCACGTCTGTAGCTTCTAAGATACAGGGAACGCCGCTGAAGACGTCCATCGTCTGATTCGTGGGCAGCTGATAGGTCTTCAGGAGCCGGTGTGCCGTAGCACCTCCAGCCGGGTACAGATTGACCGAAATCGCCGCAACTGCGGCGTTACCGTTGGTCACCCGCAGCGATGACAGCACTGCCGTGTTGGCCGCCGGCACCGTGTAAATGATCGTTTCTGTCGTCGCGTCAGGTATTAGCGGTTTTCTCAGGTACTTGTTTGACATGCTGATTACCCGGCTGACACAAAGTTGATGGTAAAGATCACAGACGGTATTTCAGGTCGCGTAGGGCTAGTGCCCGCAGCGTAGTGCTCAATGTACACGTCAATATTGTCCGACCACCACGCGATCTCCAGATAGTTCACAGCAGGGTCGGTGACGGTGAATATGCCCGTGATTGCCGGCACCACATGCGCCCAGATGGTCGCACTCTTGCGCGCGGGTATATCAAATCTGGTATTACTTAGGGGGTAGTTGACACCCGTGTCCTTCGCCCAAATCTCAAACTCGGCTGCCGTATTGCTGCGGTTTGTCATCTGCAGGGTAAAGGTCACCAAATACTGTCCGCTGCAGGGAACAAATATCTTGGTGTTGTCCACCACTCGGATGCCGTTGGTTAACGCGACTGTGTTGAAAGTGAGCAGGTTCTCGCTGGTGATCCCGTCACTTTCCTGATCAACGTCCGACAGTAGCATTGCGTGCGGCTGCATCATGCCGTTGGAGATCTGGAACCCGCGTATTCCACCAGCAAACCCGCCTCCCGCTCCGCTGCCCGCGCTCATCCACGTTGAGGCACCGGCAATGTTCTCGCCGGTAACGGGGGTGTAGGTCGTGTTCAGCTGCAGGACAATCTGCTCAAGCGAGCGCACCAGCTGGTTAAACTGCTCCGGCGTGTACTCTGCCGACGCGTTGGGTAGACGGACGTTGTTAATCTTGCTCATCGCAGACCATCCGGCTGCAAGTCAACACGCAGCGTACCGTAGCGCCACCTTGCGCCGAGCGAGTTGTTCTCGATGCTAATTTGTATCTGCCGGCCACGCGCTCGGGTGTCTACCTTCTGCGTTGTGGGCGAAATGATGTACGGATCAAGCGAGCTGGGACTCGCAGTTGCTTGCGGGAATGCACGCAGCAACAGTCGCACCGTTAAGTCGCCCACCTGATCCTTGAAGTCTGGGATAAAGCGCGACATCAGCAGCATGTTGTCGCCATCACCAATGTCAAAGTAGCCAGAGGTCAGCAGTGACTCCAGCGGCAGATTCACGTCGTCTGTGCCCGTCTCATGCTGATAGATCAGCGCTCTGCCAGCGGTCAGACCGTAGATCGTGCTGATGGTGGCGTCGGTTGCGTTAGGCTCGTATTTGGCGCCCAGCGGCTTGGGATAGGCGCTCAGATCCACCCACGACGTTCGTGCCATCGTGCCGATCGCCCATGTGTTTTCGAGGTAATTGTACGTGACGCATCGGTCGATAAAGTCGCTGGTGATCGAGCAGTACCACCACGTCACCTCGTTAAACTGGCTGTTCAGACCAACATGTACCTTGGTCTTTTGCACCTGATTCAGGTCTTTAAAGACGAAATCTTGAACCGTACAGGGAAGCTTTTTGACTGTACCGTCGAAAAGGTAGAACGCCTCGGTGCCCATCCAGAAGGCAAGCCCGTTCACGTCCACCGCCGCGTGAGGACCGATACAACCGCAGTTGGCGCCGAGCTGCTGGAACCCGAAGGTAAAGGGTGGCCCAATGAACTGCTGCCCGTGAAGCGCCGTGTCGGTAAAGATCAGGATCTGACCACGTGAGCGGATGGCCGAAACTATGCGGTTACCGTCCGTGAGCCGTTGGCCGCCAGCCGTGTTGGTTGCGCTCTCAACAAACTGAGTGATGTCCTCCTGATTGCTGAACCGCACAAACATCGGATCTTGCGTTGAAGGACTGCCAATCGTGGTCTCAGTGCCAAAGCAGACAAGATGCCTGTCGGGTGTGGACACCAGAGCATAGGTGCTCTTGGTAGGGGCACCGGAGAGCACTGCTGCACGGGTCGCGGCACCGGCACTTAAGTCCCATAAGAATGTTTGGCCGTTAACTAGCTGACAGATGGCGTCTTCGCCAAAGTTATCGAACTGCCAGACGCGAGAGCTCAGTGCCACGCCTGTGCCAGCGGCTCGCGGTGTGCCCCATGTACTCAAGCCCCATGTTCCAACGCCCCAACCGAAGTCGAAGAAGTCTACATCAGAGCCAATGTTGATCTGATAGGCGCCCACGACACTCGCACCGCCGCTACCCGAGTCCGAGGAGTTGGCCGCCACAGGCGCAGTGACCGTGTAGCTGTTTGCGTTGACGACGGTTGTTACTTCGTATTGCGCGTTGAGGATGGTAGCAGTGATATTGCCGCCAAGACTGGTAGCGCCGGAGAATGTTACGAAATCACCCACGATTGCGCCGTGGCTACTGTCGGAGACGGTGAGCGTAGCCGAGCCGGTAACGGCGGTAAAGGTCACTGCGCCAGCGGCTGTGGTTTCACGGATCGGGGTAATGTCGCTCCACGCGCCATTGGCGGAGACGTACAGCTTACGGTTGGTGCCCACGATGACGTGAGGAATACCTGTGAGGCTGGTCCAAGTAAACACTTCACTGACCATGCCCACCAGATAGACTTCGTTACCTTCAAAGTTAATCCAGCCGCCTATTTTTTCGGGCAAGCCGTATCTGAACCGCACGTTATCGCAGTTCGTCCAGCCGCCCTCAGCACCGTATTCGGTGTTCTGCTTATCGATGCCGGGGGCTAGATTAAGTCGAAAGTACGCCATCTAAGCCCTTTATTTCATCATAGCGGGACGAACACCACGTATCGCTGCCCCTGCTCCACGTACCTTGTTCTTAGCAGGACCGGCATCTTCGTTCGACATTCTAGCGCCACTAGCGCCAGTTTTCTTAGCTTCGCCGCCCAATCTCATTTTGCCTACGCCGTCTGCGGCGAAGGATGGGACTTTCTTGCCGTCTTTCATCACCATCTTCATTTCGCCGCCATCTTTCATGCCGCCTGCTGCGCCGCCTTTTTTCATGCCCCGCATATCAGAATCTTTCATCATGGTGCCGTCGGGCATCTTGTGCATGCCTTTACTAGCCTCGCCGCCTGCTTTCATACCACCCGCTACGCCACCTTTTTTCATGCCGCCAGCTACGCCACCCTTTTTCATGCCGCCTGCTGCCATACCTTTAGCTTTCATCATTTTCGCTCTCCGCATACAAGTTGTTAAAAGTAACTGCTGGGTCTAGATAGCTATCGTCTTGCTCAGCACAGTGTATCCACTGCGAAGGTTTAAAGTCCGGTGCGCCTTCGCCCGTTACCCAGTAAGCTGGGCTTGTGACGCGGACTCTGTTGTTGGGTAAGGCTACAATATTACCCGTCCATTTGCCAGCGTCCGTGAGGATCAGGACATGGGTCTGCTTGTGCTGTGCAGGGTCTTCGGACACCTCGCTCTCAGCGTAGTCAACCGTGAATAAGTATCTGCCCTTGTAGAACTCGTTGTTGATCTTGCACAGCCACTGTGATGGTTTAGCCCGGTCAATGGAGATAATGCTGTGGTGGTACGAACTACAGTCCCACGGCTGCACAAAGTGCGTCTCCATCCGTTCAGGCCACTCTTCCAGCGGTATATCTCCCACCAAAGCAGTAATCGGCATTCTTGCCCACATCGCGCCGCCGTGCACATTCGGCTGGCTGCCCTCGTCTGCTTCGCACCCGGTAAAGATCAGTTGGAACGACAGACACCGATCAGGCATCGTGGTGACCGCCACCGCCAGCGCGTGAACATACTCGCCATGATAGTTCTGGTGACCGTTGGTAAACTCTTTTCGTACCCAGCACTTAAAATAAGGTATATTGCTTATAAGATACATCTAGCCCCCGGCCAAAAATAGCGCTCGTTCAGCCTCTCTGCGCCGTTCCAACCCTCGTAGCACTTTACCGCCAGCCTTGTTCCATTTCAAGAACTCGTCCGCTGCGCCCTCGTAGTCCTCACGATTGTACTTCATTCTTAGGGTACTTGACTGCAAATTGCCTAATCCCACGTTGAAAGCAAAGCTAACAATTGCGTCCAAGTGGCACTGACTATTAGAAGTAGCAGGACATAGTCGTAGTACCCCAGCCTCAAAGCGTTGTAAATCCGCCTCAAGAAGCGCGTCAATTTCATCACCGGAAAATGTCCTGTTATGCTCAGTTCTCAGTGGGTAGCTGGCTCTCTCACCTGTTTTAAGTCGCGCTTGGTCTGGATACAGCACACGACCGTAGCCAATCGTCCACAGCGTCGCGGGGCATTTATAAGGGCTGTTGTGACAACCCTCAAAGGATTTGATCAACTGAATACCCGCTTCGGATACGCTCATTTCTTCTGGAAAGCCTGCGAACCAAACCAAAAACTGATGATGGCAGCAAGAATCGCCATCTCGTCATCGCTGAAAACCATCTCCATTGCGACAGCAAACGCGACACCCGTGCTGTACGCGTACCAGATTCCGGCTACGTCAACGACGATTAAGAGACCCACAAACAGGTAGGTGACCACTGGCCGCACGCTGGCACGAAGGTTAATAACCCACGTTGACGCACCCTCACCGATCTTCATGTCGTGCTTCCACATCGCCAACTTCTCTTGGGCTTGTGTCTGCATGGCAATCTGCTCGGTCTTAATCTCTTCAACCGCCGCCTGCGCGATAAAGCCTTCTTTTGCCAGTGCCAACTCCCGTTCACGCTGTGCGGCCATCAGTGCCAGTTCGTGCTTCTTGTCGCCACGGTCTTGTACAAAATCCAGTACCTTTGGCAGGCCACCGGCAGCGAAACCCAACAGACTTGATACTAAACTTAACATGGTAATTACCTCAGATTCTGAATAATGCCGATCACAAATGCGACTAGGATGCCCACCAGCCCCAGCAGGACGGTGACGGTTAAAACATTTTGAATGAGCTTACGCATCTTCCTGCGTTGATTCAGTATGGCTCTTTCTCGCGTGTCCTTGATTCTTGCACGGTCGCGCATCATGCTTGTGTATTCCTCAACGCCCCATCTCCAGACAATCAACTCACGCAGTTCTTTCTCTTGCTGCTCGATCTTCTTGCGGGCTATCAGGGCCTGCATCGCTTCTTGCTCAACACTGCCGGAGAAGATGAGCTTTTTGAAAAGCGGTGGGTCTTTGGCCTCTTCTTCCGCGTTCTTGACATCGGACACAGCCTTGAACCACGTACCCAACTGGCCGCCCATGTCCTCCAGCTCTCTGCCCATTTCGATCCCTTTTTTGAGGACCTTGTAGGCAGACGTAGCTATAGCTAAAGCCGAGACAGGATCGAGCATGGTACACCTCTACTACTTGTCTGCCTTCTTATCTAACTTACTGAAAACTTTGTCAAAGTTGGCGTTCATTTCTTGGCGCAGCAGGTGCATGTCTTGACGGAATTCCTCGCGACTAAGCAGCCCAGCCTGTTCCTTCTGTATGGCTTCAATCTTGCGATCCTGCTCTTTGTTGTCCTCGCGTGTGCTCTTGACGAACCAAGCGACCACGCCTCCGGCTACTGCGATCAATGCGTCAATAATGGTTGATTCGGGCATGGTCTATCTTACTCCTCTGACTCGGTTCCAAACTCGTTCATGACCGTAATACAAAATGGTGTTGGTAACCATCTGCACCATTGCAATCGTGCCTGCCGCCGCAAAACTGCCAGAGACAACATAGGATATCAAAAAAGTAGCCGTGCTACCCGTTACTCGCCACGTGATTGTTTTGATGAGGCTGCGTTTCTTTGTGTCCACAGGTTTGCAATCTCCTTGGCGTGATACGTCATCTGCATCGCAAAGTCATCAATACGGTAATCGTAGTGTGCAGGCGGCACAAACATAGCGTTGGTATCCGAGTACCTGCCTTGCTTGGTGGTGTTCATCCACACGACAAAGTCTGCACCAAACGCTTCACGGGTCTCCTCAGTAGGACACACCAGATCAGCAACCACCGTCTGACCCCAGCGGCCAGCAATGTTGCACAGATGCCCCATGCGCCTTGCCTGCTCAATTCTATCTTCAAGGCTGAACCCTAAGTCCTTGTTGACGTTCTCGCGTATGTCATCAGCGTTGAAATGCACACACCGAAAGTATTCAGCGAGGAACCGAGCAAAGGTTGTCTTGCCAGAGCCGGGTAAGCCCATCACCAGAATCTTCATCTTACCAGTCCCCAGACCAATGCTTTAAACCTGACTCTGCATAAAACTTACGCTTTTCCTGCTCCCAATCTAAGCCTAAGTTCTCGCCCCGATACACGATTGTATTATAGGGTGGCTCTTCTCGAAACGTCTTTATAAACTCACAGCTCTTCATGATGTCTCTGAGCCTGTCAAAGGCTGCAATGCCTAAATCAGTGTTGAGCATTTCCCCAGTCAGGGTCTGCGTCACCGCGTGCATGTATGTCTGTGGGCCAAGAAAATAAACGCTTGTATGTCCCTGACTCATTCGCTCTATGTACATTTGCGCGGCCAAACGATAAGCCGGATTGTGTGGCGCAGTCATCATGAAGTCGTGGGAAAAGTCGTAGTCGCGGTAGGTGGGTAAGACCCATTTTGTGTTCTCGTCCACCAGATCATTTAGTGGTGTGTCCACAAACCTATCGACATCAATGTACAGTCCACCCTCTTCATACAGCTTAATTAAGCGCCACAGGTCAGTCTTTTGCACAATGTGCTTGCTGGCAATCAGGGCATACACCTGCGGCTCTAACTGGGTTTTAAGGTAGTCGTCTACCTCTTGATCGTCGTAGATCGTCACTTCCCAGTCTGGGTTCAGCTCCACTAGACGTTTAATCCCGTGTACAACCAACGGGCTTTTACTGTCTAACAAGTCTTTAGTCTTCCAAGAAAGGTGTACCTTCTTGGGTATCATACCACCAGCCCATCGTTGCGCTTGGTTGCCCTGCCCTCTAACGCCCTGCCCTTGATCGTTGTTTCTTCTCGGCTCTCATACACGTTGTATGCGTAGACACCCATCTGGTGGATGGGGAAGAGGTCAGCACGAATCAGCATATCAAGGGAGGTGCAGATGCCCATCTTCATCACATAGGCCAGCAGGTTCTTCGCCACAGCAGGATCAATCGCATACGCATGAGCGCGGCACAGGAAGTGATAGTTCTCACCCTCAGTCGCGTGAGGTGGCGTAGCGGACACTTGCCAGCCAAGTTTCACCTGTTCGTGCGAGCCTAGATAACAAATTGAGTTAAACACCGCGTGTTGCGTGTAAGGTTTAGCCATCAGCGCGTCATGCTCAAGGATAACCAGCGGCTTGTCCTCAAGTACGCATTTTGCCCACAAGCTTATGTGGCTCAATGCACAGGCTACTTCACCACGGGTCAGGTAGTGATCAGTGACCTTGATGCAGTCCATGATGACGTTGTGGTGATTGGGTTCTTTGATGCCCTCACCCGTACCGTCATAGGCATCCCAGAACTCGTAGGGCTGATTCGCTCTCTCGCACGACATAGCACACCGCTTGGCCTTTTCTTCAGAGGCAGCGTTGCCCACAACACGAATGATGTAGGCTTTTGATGGTGTCATGTCATACGAGAAGTTCAGTCTCACAGCGCATCAAGCTCGTCATGCGTAGTGGCTGCGTTGATTGCAGTCACTTTGGTCTCAAAGGCAATGCGAGCAGCGTCAACCGTAGCAGCGTTGTATTGAGTTTCTGGGAACTCATCCACTTCCTTACGCATCTCTTCCTGCACAACCTGCTGAAACGCAGCAGCAGCCTGTGAGCGCATTCCACCCTTACGGTCTTCAGCAGTGATGTCAACCACGCCCCAGACGATCTCTACGGGGTCTTTGGTGATGTCAAAGGTGTGAGCTGTGTACTGCTGACGGTTTGGTGTCAGAGCAGGGCGTACTTCGATGGCTGACTTCCAGCCTGACTCACCACGCGGAGGCTGAGTGTCCCAGCACTGGGTTACTTCGTTGTTTTCAATTTTTACAAAGAACATTTTGTATCTCCTATTAACCTTTGGTTATGGCTAGTGAATGATTTTGACCTGCCGATACTTTTAACCAATCGGACACCGAACCGATTTGTACAGGACTAGAACGAGAGATGGTGTTGTTTTCTCCGAGTTCCCCCAAGTTGTTACCTCCACATGCCCATAACGTATTGTCCGTTTTTATAGCTACAACATGATCGTTTCCAGCAGCGGGAATAGCCCAATTAGTTAAAGAGCCTACTTGAGTAGGGCTGGAGACATTTGCAGTGTTATTAAAACCCAGTTGTCCTCCATTGTTTCTCCCCCAAGCCCAGAAAGTATTGTCCGTTTTAATTGCAACAATTGTGGAAAAATTGCCAACAGAAAGTTTTAACCAATTAGTTAAAGCACCAACTTGAACAGGGCTGGAACGCGCAATGGTGTCGTTTTGACCAAGCTGACCTTGTGCGTTGTCCCCCCACGCCCATAAAGTGCCGTTCGTTTTTACAGCTACAACAGCATTATTCGAGGCATAAGCTTTTGACCAACCAGTTAACGCCCCAACCTGAACGGGGGATGAGCGACTAACGGTGTCATTTTGCCCAAGCTGACCAGAGTTGTTTCTTCCCCATGCCCAAAGAGTACCGTCCGTTTTAACGGCAACACTACAACCGTTACCCGAAACTTGCGCCCAATTAGTTAAAGAACCCACTTGTACTGGGCTGGATCGGTTGTTGCCCGTAGAATCCCCAAGGCCAAGTATTCCGTAGAAATTATTACCCCACGCCCAGAGAGTGCCATTTGTTTTGATGGCTAAAGCACTAGCTGACGTAGCAGCAATTTTTGTCCACTCGGTAAGAGCGCCTATCTGTACAGGGCTAGAACTGTTAATTGTGTTGTTCTGACCAAGTTGCCCGCTACTGTTGTATCCCCACGCCCATAAAGTGCCGTCAATTTTAACAGCAAGGCTATGGTTACCTCCACCTGCAATATTTGACCAACTAGTTAACGCCCCAACCTGCGTTGGGCTAGAACGATTAGTTGCATATCCTGCGGGGCTGATACCGAGTTGACCGTAATTGTTTTTTCCCCACGCATACAACTCCCCCGCTATCAGGGGCTTCGGCCACAAGTTCTGTTTTTGCAATTCCAGCGCCTGAGTCAGAGTCCAGATACCCGGCGCAGAGCCGCCCTCACCATCGACAGGGCCGACAGTGACAGGAGCCGTTTTACTGATTATGCCGCCGGGATACTTTTGACTCACTTGACTCTCCTCAAGGCTTGTTTCTCTGCATGATATTGTCTCATAGCCTCCGCCCTCTTTGCTTTCGATTCTGTTGACTGGCGCTTACCCATGTTTGCAGCACTGATTTTAGCCTTTGTCTCTTCAGAGTGCGCTCGCCCGTAAAACGGGTTATTTGAACCGGCAGACATTTCTCGGCGTTTTTGCACCGTTTCTTCAGACTGCTTTTTGCCTAGTTTAGCCAAACGCATTTTTTCAATAGATTCTTCAGAATGTTTTCTTCCAAACCAGTGGCTTTGTTCTCCGCACACACCATGATGCCAATGCTTTTCACCACGGCGCGATTCAGATATTTTTTGTTTAGTTTCTTCAGTTCTTTTTTGCCCAACTAGCTTTAAAACTCTTTTCCTAATAGATTCTTGAGTCTGGCTCATGCCCGGAACCCAACCCTGTTTTGCGTTCTCTGGCTTTATATTTGCCCACTCTTTTGAGTTAACCACGTTAAACTCTTTTGAGCATTTAAGCCCCGCTTTAGAGCATTCTTCTATATCGTCAAATACGCCAACAACACATGTTATTATGTTTTTGCCATGAGCTTTTAAGTGCGCCGTCCAATACAAACCAGAACCCAAATACAAGTATGGGTCTTTTGTGGTAACACCAAGGTACTTTAACCCAGTATCCATGTGGCGCTTTATGTAAAGTGAAATACTCATTAAGAAGCTACTAGCCTTATTTTTTGACTTGGAAACCGATTGTGCAAGCGTTCTTTAACCTGCTTAAACGGCTCCTCCCAAGTACCGAATATTGTCTGGCGCACCAACTTCATACTGTCATAGTACAAGCAAGCGTCCATGCCGTCATCTGCGTATATTTCCATGCAGTGCAGAAAGTATGGCATGACGGGAATTACAACCCAAGTCTCCACGCCCATCGCAGCAGCCAAGTGACTGACCGAGGTGCAAGATGAGATCACCAGATCACACGATGCCGCAGCAGCACGGGTATCTTCCCAGCTATCTAGCGGGACTTGCTTAACCCAAGACGGACACGAATCAGCACCCTCGTCGCGTTGCAGGGAGATGAACTCAGCATCTGCATCCTTTACCGCGTCGAACAGCAGGTCATACGGAAACTTCTTGTTGTGGTCATGCTCAAAGGCTGACTGACCCTGCCAGCGCAGCCCTATGCGCTTTCTACGGGCTTTGATGGTCTTAGGCTTTGTGATGTACGGCTTGCCAGACAGATCGCTTAATTCAAGCCCCAGAGGCACTACAGCAGACATACCTTGAACGTAGAAGTCATGGTAGATGCCAAAGCTTGCTTCATGCTGAATAACAGCCGCCACACCCTCAACGTCAACGAACAGGGAGGCCAGTGGGCCAGAGCAGGACACAATGACTTTACAGCCACGATCTGCAATCAGCTTGGCGTATCTTACCTGATGTATCTGGTCACCCAAACCGCCTTCAAGGTGCAGCATAACGATGCCCTTGCTCTTACCATCCCACGGCTGAGTGGGGACGCTGGGCTTGGCGTTACCAAAGACGTTAACAATGCGACCGCGATCCAGCAGTTGGTAACCCTTCTGTATCTGACCCTGACGCAAGAGATACCAGCCACGGTTGTAGGCTGCACGGTGGTTGTCAGGCTCGTCCTTCTCCAGCTTCTGGCACAGTCTCCAGCCCTCGGCAAAGTCGCCCATTCGTGAGGCCACCAGTTGCAGATCAAGGTCGTGTATCTCAGGAATTGTGCGAGGACGATCAAGCCAGAACTCAGGCTGACAGAACTGCGGGTAGTGGTGCTTCAGTACGTCCTTTGGGCTTTCTTGATGCTGTCTTTCCAGTACCGGCTTGATGTCGTGCAGGCCAGAGTAACCGTGCAGGTTCTCGTCATCCTCTTTGACCGTTGAGCCATCAATGTTGGCAAAGTCGTAGTCAAAGTCAGGCAGGTCAAGGAATGCGTGTATGCGCTGCAACTCCGCTTTCGGGTCGGCCAGAAGGTCTTCGTACTCTACAAACAGGAACGACTCAGGATCGTATGCGTAGCCCTGCTGGAGCGTCTGGTAGGAGCCTTTCAGGTGGTTGGTCAGTGAGCTGTTAACAAGGAAGTCATCCAAGTTGGTTGGCTTGGCTACACGGACAAAGGATGCCATGCAATCAGGGATAGAGCGCACTGTCGCAATGATCTTGGGCTTGTGACCCAGCACCTGACCCATCGCCTGCATAATCACGGGAATCGGCCAGTTACGCGCCTTGTCGATGATTACCGGCTTGGGGACATCTTCGTAGAAAGCATCGATTACTCCGCGCATGGTGTGAGCCAGTTTGCTGCGATCAGGATCGTTGTTAACAAGAAGGTTGTCACGATGCCAAGCCGTAGCCAGACCGTCCAGAGCTGCGCCCAGAGCAGAGGTTGTTGACACATGCGTCATTGGGTTCTGATTCAGGATAGCCGCCAAGACAGTTGAGCCTGATCGCGGTACGCCTGAGAGAAAGTGTAGGTTTTTGTTCATTGTTATCCTGTTATGTTTTGATGGCAATGCAAAACTTAGATTGACAACCAGCAGCGGTCTTTACCCAATCAGTTAATGCGCCAACTTGTACTGGACTAGAGCGTTGGGTGGTGTCATTTTGTCCGTTTTGACCATAATCGTTTTGACCCCAAGACCACAGAGTTTTGTTAACTTTAACAGCAAAACAAGTGCTTCTACCCGCAGATATTTTAGACCACGTAGTAAGTGCGCCTATTTGCACTGGACTGTTGCGATTAGTTGAGTCATTCAGGCCGAGTTGACCATAGTTATTTCTTCCCCATGCCCACATTGTGCCGTCTGTTTTAATAGCGGCGCAGAAAGTTCTTCCGGCAGCAATCTGCGCCCACGTTGTTAATGCCCCAACCTGAACAGGGCTGCTGCGGTTTGTGGTGTCACCTTGCCCAAGTTGTCCATAGGCGTTAGCTCCCCACGACCACATAGTGCCGTCAGTTTTAATGGCAAGAGAAGTAAAATCGCCAGCAGCAATTTTTGACCAAGCAGTAAGCGCACCAACTTGTACTGGGCTACTGCGGTTTGCAGTGTCGTTAAGGCCAAGCATTCCCCCGTTTCCGAAAGCTGTGCCTAGTCCCCAAGACCACAATGTGCCGTCAGTTTTAACGGCAAGGGTGTGGTAATTACCAGCAGCATTCTGTGACCACGTAGTGAGTGCGCCTATTTGAACTGGGCTTGAACGCGAAACCGTGTCTCCTAATCCTAGTTGACCATTCGCACCATACCCCCAAGACCACATTGTGCCGTCTGTTTTAATAGCAAAAGAGAAATTGATGCCACTAGCAACTTTATACCAAGTTGTGAGTGAACCCACTTGTACTGGGCTGGAACGAGTAGTGGTGTTGTTTTGTCCAAGTTGTCCGTTGCCGTTGCTTCCCCAAGACCACATTGTGCCGTCTGTTTTAATAGCGAGAGTGTTGTATTGTCCCGCAGACAATTCTAGCCAAGCAGTTAACGCACCAACTTGAACGGGGCTGGAGCGACTAGTGTTAGTGTTTTGACCAAGTTGACCATTCCCGCCAGCTCCCCACGAAAAAAGTCCCCCGCCGGGCGGCTTCGGCCAGTTACCCGCAGCCTCGGCCTGCATCTGAGCTACCAATGTCCAAACACCGCTGTACGAGGGCATTTAATACCTCAATCCTGATTGGTTGATGTTCATGGTTATCCTGTTATGGCGCACGGAGTGCCATCATGTGATTTGCGCTTCCACTATTTTTACCAAGCGCAAGCCATGTTGTTAGCGCACCAACCTGCACTGGACTGGACTGATTAGGGCCGTAAGTGTTAAGGCCAAGCCTACCATAGCTTCCCTGCCCCCAGCTCCACATCGTGCCGTCAGTTTTAATTGCAAAACAAGAGTTAGAAATCAGAGACACCTGAGTCCATGTAGTAAGCGCCCCAATCTGTACGGGGCTAGACCGAGTTATGGTGTTGTTTTGCCCAAGAGCGCCAAGACTGTTAGCCCCCCACGACCACATTGTGCCGTCATCTTTCAACGCGACACACAAACCTCCGTTTGATGCTGTTATTTTTGACCATGTTGTTAAAGCGCCAATCTGAACTGGGCTGCTACGGTTTGCAGTGTTGTTAAGACCAAGCTGACCATCGCTTCCTGACCCCCAACTCCAGAGAGTCCCGTTAGTCTTGATAGCAAAAGATGAATTGCTGCCTCCTGCTATGCTTTCCCAATCAGCACTCGATCCAACCTGAACAGGGCTTGATCTCGCAATAGTATCGTTTTGCCCAAGTGTACCCGCAAAATTATAGCCCCACGCCCAGAGCGTTCCGTCATTTTTAATAGCAAGGCAAAAGCCGGGACTACTTGCCGCTACTGCGGCCCATGTCGTCAATGCGCCAACTTGAACAGGGCTGCTTTTATTTTCAGAAAGCCCACCAACACCTAAACCTAACTGCCCATATTTACCTTGACCCCATGACCACATAGTGCCGTTTGTTTTAATTGCAACACAAAATGCTTTTTCTATCTGTGGCTGTCCACCTGTAACCACTTCATACCAAGTTGTTAGCGCGCCAACTTGAACAGGGCTGGAGCAATTTGTTGTGTTGTTTAAACCTAGCTGGCCTATATCATTTACACCCCATGCCCATAGTGTTCCGTCCATTTTAACTGCAACAGTTGATAAAAACCCTGATGACACTTGGCTCCAAGTTGTTAAAGCACCCACTTGAACAGGGCTTGATATGTTGACCGTGTCATTTAGACCTAGCTGGCCGCCATTGTTTCGACCCCATGCCCACAGTTGTTGTTGGACTACCGGAGTTACCGAGTTGCTTGCCGCGCTTGATGGACTAGAACCAAAGATGTTCACTGCAAACACAGTTACAGTGTAAGCCGAGTCTGTTGTCAGACCTGTTATGGTTACCGGCGACGATGAGCCTGTCGTAACTACAGTGGTTCCATCAGATGTTTTAGTGGCAACAACCGTATAGCTTGTAATAGCGCCACCTCCCACGTTAGAAGGCGCAGTAAACGTCACCGAGACAGATGTAGCACTCGCAATACTTGCCGTCCCAATCGTAGGCGCGTTGGGAGTCTTCAGCGGGTCGTAGCCCGCAGAGATAAAGCCTGATGGGTAGCGTAAAGACATGGGATACCCCTATTAGCTGTTCAACTCTTCCCACGAAATCGTGACTACACAGTCATTCGCCGCGCTTGCGGTTGCACCAATCGACCTGTCTTCGAGCAAATAAAAACTTGTCGTTTTATCTGTAACGATGAGGGTCGCGTCAGCAGGCACAGAGATGGTAGAGGCAATCGCCGTACCAGTGCCACCTAGATCGTCTTGGCTGAAGATTTTAATTGTAATATCCACAGCAGACGAGCCATCGACGTTAGCCACAACGATGGAGTTGATCTTGTACACCTTGCCGCTTGAGGCTGCGTTGTTGACCAGCGCCGTTGCAAAAGGATCGGCAGTGGACGAGATCAGGGTGCTGCTGGTGTTGCCTAAAATCGTTGTTACGTTGACTATATTGGGGTTAGCCACAGTTGTGTCTCCTTAGAATCCGAAAATCATCGCCATCGCAATGGCTTTGCCCGTTGATATACCAGCACTACCGTACTCCAGCGCAGTGGCTCCCGAGTTAACTACCAGCGCCTGACCAGCTGTTCCGAGCGTCGTTAAGTTTGTACCGCCGTTCGCAATAGGCAGTGTGCCGGTAACCTGAGTCGTTAAGCTCACACCAGACAGCGTACCACCCAGCGTCAGGTTGCCAGAACTTGTGACCGTACCCGTCAGGGTAATACCGTTGACCGTGCCCGTGCCGCCTACAGAAGTAACCGTGCCACCCACTTCAGTCGGGTTAGCGTTGAACACCGCCGCACCACCGCCTGCGCCGTCGGTTACTATCATCAGCTTGGAGCCGTTGGGTACGTTGACCGTTGCGCCTGAACCCTGCTTGATCGTAATAATCTGACTGCCGGTGGTGGCGTTCTCAATGATCCAGACCTTGGACACCGTGTTGGGTGCCAGTGTCACCGTGCGCGTCGCAGCTAACGACACAGCAGAAGTAATCTTCAGGTACAGCGAGCGCGTGCCGTCCGCCGTGGCGTCGGGCATCGTGAAGGTCTCATCCGCATCCGCAGCCATCTGCTTAGTGCCAAGGCTAAATGCGTCGGCTATCAGGGACAGGTTGGTGTTAGTCGATGTGCCCCACGTGCCGGACTCATCGCCCGTAGCAATCTCTTTTAGTCGTAAATCGTTAACATACGTAGCCATGTTTTATCCTCACGCCGCTGTGTCCACGGGTATCCAAGTAGCATTTTGTGCGTCGTTTACATCAACCCAAACGGCGTTTTGAGCGTCGTTTACAAGTGACCATCCGCCTATTTTAACCGTACCTATTGCGCCTGTGCCAGCTACTCCGACGGGGATTATAAGCTCACTTACCGCTATCTGAACCTGCCCAATCGCGCCGGTTGCGCTAACCCCCGCAGGGATAACCGTATCGTTAACTTGTATAGCAACTGTGCCTACCGCGCCCGTGCCTTCAATGCCGGTGGCCGTAACAGTAGCATCATACGCGGGGACTACTGTGCCAATCGCGCCCGTACCCGTTACGCCCGCTACGGTGACGTTGCTGTCTATCTGCAGCGTCACAGCGTCAACGGCGCCGATGCCCTCTACGCCTGTAGCTACAACCGTTGCGTTTATTGCGATGGAGACAGTGCCAACGGCTCCTGTTCCCTCTACGCCCGTCGCAACCACCGTATCGTTGACTGCAATGGCAACCGTGCCAACTGCGCCTGTACCGACAACGCCGATGGGGATAACAATGTCATCGACGACGACTTGAAACCCACCCATCTCACCGACGCCCTGAACACCTGTGGGCACAACCGTGGAGTTAATCTGCAGGGATATATCGCCAATGCTGCCAGTGCCAGAGACACCCGTTACCGCAACTACCTTGGTTACAAGAATAGTAACCGGCTCTACCGCGCCCGTACCCGCAACACCGTCAACTACGTAGGCAGGAGCTATCCCGCCAAAGCCATTTATGCCCCAGCCACCCTCTCCCCAACCTTTAGTGTAGGTGGTAGCTGCCACAATTTACCTCACGCAGCAAACTTATTGCTTTTTGACATGTTATCACTACCCGGTATTACTTGGAGATTCCAAGGTACGTGTAGCCCAGAAACTTTTTTACCGCGCAAAGGTACAATATGGTCAACATGCCAAGTAAACCCCAGCATTTCAGATCTTACTTGCGCTAGGCTATACGCTTCTTGAATCATCCAGTGGTGCTCCTCGTTAAGCCAAGGCGGACAAGCATTTATCTTTGCCACTTTATACGCTTTTTTGTTGGCGTTAGCCCGACCCTTGTTGTTTGCAACCCACTCGTTAACTTGTTTAATGCGCTTTTCTCGGTTTTTAGTTCGGTAGTACTCCGCGTCATAAGCGAGTCTAACTTCTTTATTCTTAGCGTAATACTCTGCGTGCCAGTTAGGGTTAATCTCAACTTTTTTTCTATGGTTCTCTCGATGCCATTCGCGAGAAGCTTCTAAGTCTTTTCGATACCTAGCTTTTGACTTTTCTACGCAACACTTTTTACACTCGCTCCTGTACCCATCAGCAGTGCAATCACGGGGGTAAAACCCCGCATATTCTTTTTCCTGCAAACAAATACGGCATTGTTTCATAACTACGCTATTCTAATTATCGCAGTCGCGGCTGCAGCAGTTGGAAATTGAATAGCAAAATCACCGGAACTCACTTGCTGGTCACCACCAAAACTCAGCACAGCGCACGCTGCGCCAGCATCGGTGTCGTTATAAATCAACGCGCCAGAGGTCGTGAACGTCGCAGCACTCCACGTTGTGTTGTCAAAGTCGCAGATCGCCGTAGTGCCGTCCGCTACCGGGGTGATTGACACCAATGTGTTGCCGCCTGTGGTGTAGCCGCTACCGCTGCCCAGCTCGTCGGTGCTCAGGTTGCTGTAGTTAGTGGTCGCAGCGCCAAAAGTGCCAGAGCCGGCAGCGGCGGCCTTGAGCAATGCAATCTTGAAGGTATCGCCCGTTGAAGCGGTAAAGTTGTGTACGCCCTTGAGCAGCTCAACTTTGAAGCTTGTGGGCATGGCAGTAGTAATTGAAATAGGCATGTTAACTCTCCAGTAATTTTACAAGTTCCGGGTGCCCAGCGGCGCGGAAACGGTTCATCAGAGTGGTGTTGTTGGAACGTATCGCTTGGTGCATCGCAGCGACTAGCACGCCCCTGATCTGATCACGATAGGCTTCAGCTTGCGCGCGTATGGCCGGATCTGAGCTTCTACCGATGTAGATAATCTTATCGAGCGCACCCTCGGCCAGCTCTTCGGGCGTGAAGCCCCGACCCGAAACGGATGATGCCTTGATGATGCCGAGTGCTGCCCCGCCTGATGTGCTAAACATAATTATGGTCCCGGTGATTCAGATTTGATTGGTATGCGAATCATACCATCACGGAACTCGTCACGGCGACGTCTACCCTGCTGCTCGATGCCCAGACCCTGTATCGCCAACTTGTAGCTGTTGTCGAAGTAGGCAAGCATTGTGTCTGGACCCTTCGTGTAGCTGTAGGCTTGGATCAGGCACGCATAGAGCAACGCCTCTGGTGCATTCGTGCTGATCCACGTCGTTGGGTTGGCCGCAGAGAGCTGCGCCGGACGGTAGATGTACCCGAGCTCCACCGCGTAGTCCGCGTTGGGCGTTGGTGCCAAGCTGAACGTGTTCTGGTCCCACACGGAGTAGTACTTGGGCACACCGACCGCCGCAGCGTCAGGCGCGTACTCCTTCATGTAGGAGGTGTCCCGAAAGTCCAGATAGACCTTCCTTCCAGCCACAGTGATGAAGATGTACCGATGCGTCAGGATGTCGCTGGGTGACGCTAGGAACCGATTGCCGGTGGTCATCGTGCTGGTAGATTCTTTCTTAAATACGTCCAGATCAATGTCGCGCAGGATTCGGTTTTCAGCCATCGTGATGAACGTATCGATCACGGAATTGCTGAAGACGTTGGCATCGACGTTGGTGTAATTTCGTATATTTGTAACCAGCTCGCTGTAGTTCATCAGGTTATCACTATAGTCACTTTGCCAATGGATCCAACGCCCTGAACCGCAATCTGCTGCGGGAACGGCTGCATGTTTGTGCCGCCATTTGCACTGCCGATACTCTGGAAGGCTGCGTCACCCGGCAAGCCAAGGTAAATAACCGTCGGCTCTACCCTGTCCGGCCTTGGATCACGCAACGCAATCGCATCGCCAGTATACCGTAAAGGCTGCAGCTGCGGCTCTTTTGGCTCATAGTCGTCGGGACAAACCATGAAGCCACGCCAGTTTTTACGCAATACTTTGTACGGGTATCTCTGCCCACAAAAGTCGCAGAGCGCATATGAGTATTTACCCGACGCAAATGCCATGTCACACCCCGAAGTCCGGCACGATGTGGAAACTCGCGGTGTCCCTGTCCTCCAGTGCCGCTCTCAAGAAGTCCTCTTCGTAGATCTGCTTCAGCGCGCCCGTTCGATCGGGCATGTATTTCAGCGAGAGCATATAGGACAGGCCAGAGGCCAGACATGGCAGGAACCGGAAGTTCACATCTGAGGTGTTCTCGTAGTTGCCAGCGTCCTGAATGCGTCGTATTCGGTAGTAAACGAAGGTGTACACCTGATCGGATGCTGGGTACAGGTAAGCCTTTGGCGCATTGGTACGTTCCACGTAGAACTGTGCGGGGCGTGCTTGGGTCGTCTTATTCGGCAGATCCAGATACTCTTCGCGGCTGATCCGGTCGATGGAGACATCCTGCTGCTGGCCTGTCGTGTTCTGCCGGATCACCGCCGACAGTACGTTGACCGTGTCCGTTGGAAGGTTCAGCACCCGGCTACCCTGCGTCAGTGCGATCGTTGATTCCTCGATCGTCCACAGGTTCAGACCACGGTTCGCCCAGTCAAGAAACAACAAGTTTAGCGACCGACGCGCAGAGGACAGCTGATAACCCGAGGTCATCCGCATACCGCAACGCTCGAACGCCTCTTCAATCAGGTCATCGATGCTCAGATTAAAGTCTGTTGTCCCAGAAGTACTCATGAGCAGGCCATTCCGCCCTTGGCCTTAGCCACGACCTTCTTCTTTTTCTTCTTCTTAGCCTCACCACCCTTCGCCATCATGACGGGGCCAGTCGTTTTGCTTGTCTCGGACAACATACGGTTTCTTGGACCACTTTCAACCGCTCCGCCGCCTTTTGTAGCGGCACCCATTCCACGTCCAGCCATCATGCACCTCGCTTACGATATGTTTTTACTTTAGACGCCACGGCCTTTGGCTGCTTAGAAAACTGCTTGCCCTTGGCCGTGTCCTCTCGTTTCTTCTTTGTTGTCGCAGCGTACTGCGATGCGCTGAGCGCCTTTATCGCCTTTTCAGGCAAATACCGCTCGCCCGTGGCCTCCAAGCCCTGCGTGGACGGCTTGCCAGACTTGGTTCGCCACTTCTGGTCGCCCCACGCCTTTAAAGATTTTTGGGGCGCTTTCATTCATAGTCTTCTGCTGTTAAACCAGCATCTTCAAGCGCCAACGCCTCGAGCTCTTCCTGCGTACCACAGGTGCAGGGGCCTTCTTCCATAATCGCGCAATTTACCATGTGCCCGTCAACCATCGGCTGAACAGCAGTATTTAAAAAATTAGCCTTCCAACCGTCTTTGATGCGAAACTCTTCAAGATTAATCACGATAACCCCCTCCTTCAGCTTTGTATTTTTGAGCCAACATTTGTGCCTTACGAGCAGACCATTGTCCGGGGCTGCCGCCCTTCCCGCCGCTCTTAATCTCTTCAAACAAACGCTTTCTCAGCGTCGGTTTGGTGTAGTTGCCTGCCTCGTTGACCTTGGACTTTGTCTTTTTCATCAGCACTTCCACCGTTTACGAGCCTGCCTAAGCCGGCTGTTTGGATCTTTTGCGGCCTCTGGGAAGTCTCGCATCTGCCCTGCAGAGCGAGCGCAGTAGGACTTTCGTCTTTCCGCGCGCTTGCCGGTGGGTTTGTCTTCCGTCACCGCCGTTTTAAGCTTACTGCCGGGGTTGGCCTTACGATACGCTTTGACCCCTTTTTCTGTCATGCCTGCGCCAGACTTCGTAGGGCGGAAATTGCCAGACTTCACTGAAGTCTTTATCCCCATGCCCTTGGTCGCCATTACGCAGCCGCTCCGCCTTCAAACAGCAGCGTTACACTGGTGACTTCAGCACTGCTGACATCGATAAACACGCCAGTCTCAAACAGGATGCCCATGTCAGGGATGATAATGTCGTAACCACCCGCAGCGGCTGGTGTGGTAATTGTCATCTTTGCAGTGCCGGCAGTTGTCGTTCCGTCCTTGAGACTAAAGGACGCTGCTGTGTTGCTGCATGTGTAATACACGCCAACAACGCGGGTGCGGCCAACAATCGCCGACGCATCTGCTGCTTTTGAGACCGATTGAATATTACTGAAGCTCATGGATTACTCCTTAATCAGACCCTGCAAAATCATTGCTTTGCGGGCAGCTGAGCCAACCGGCGGTAAATCTGCCGGCACCGGAGCCTGTTCTACCTGCGCCTTAGCCGGCTTTTTGGCCGGCTTCTTAGCCTTTTCGTCGCTCATGGATCACTCCTTAGCGCGTCTGAGCCGCGATCAGATAATCAAGCGTGGTAGCACGGGTGCCGGTAGCAGAGCCAGACAGGCTCATTGCAGCAACCGTCAGATTCTCGTCATCTGGGATGTTGGTCGTGTGCTGCGCAACTTGCTTGCCGTTAACGAAGAACGTCACGCTGCCAGTGCTGGTGACATTAAACGACAACACAGCGTAGGTGTCGTCGGACAAGTCCACCAGTGAGTCAGTTGAGGTCTCGGTGCCGTTCTTTTCAGTCTTGCACAGGATTGAGGCGTTACCGTCGTTCACTTGGAACACGATGCGGTCAGCTGCGGTCAACATCGCTTCTGGGTTAGTGGCAAAGTTAACAGTCAGGCCAACACAAATGTCAGTCTGGTCTGCGTCGTTGCACTTCAATCGCGTTGAAAAGTAGATGTCCTTGTCAGTGGCTACGGCAAAGATTTCATTACCCTGAATGGACGCACCATCGTCGTCAGTTGTGGCAGCAGATGTCAGTGCTATCTCGCCGCCAACGGTGTCAGCCACGATACCCACAGAAGCGCCGGAGTCTTTTACCACGGTCCAGTCATTGGTAGAGTCAAACGCCACACCAACAAAGTCGTCAACGATGGAGAAGTAAGCGGGGTTGATGCCGATCGGCATCTCGCCCATACCTGCAAACAAGGCGCTTTTGTTGGCGCCAGAATAGAGTAACGGACCGGAATAATGAGTAGCCGACATATTAGAATCCTCACATGCGAGTTGTGCGCTTCAGTCTGCATGTTGTCCGCTCGGTCGGTCTGCAGCGCGTAAGTTGTTCCGAGAATGCAAACACTATATATAAAAAAAAGGGGAGCTACAAGAGCCCCCCTTCTTTATAACCGGATACCTGTTACGGAGTACCGGGCGAACCAAAGATGCCACGAGGATCAGAAAATCCAAAAGAGTATCTTTCACGCGCTTTATACCGAACGTTACCAGTATCGAAGTCGCCTTCAAAACCAGTCTTGATAGCAGCACGGTTGAACATCTTCATGCCATTCGGAGCGTCAGTCTTAATGAAGAACGCATCTGGATCGACGAGGAAGTGGTTAACAGTGTAGCCCTGCGGAACCATGCCCATGTTGCGAATCGCGTTAATGTCGTTATCCGCTGTGCCTACGCGCAGGGTTGACTTCATGATACGGTCAGCAGTGAACTGCAGCTCTTTCGGGATGATCAGCTTCAAGCCCTGAATCGCAATCTTCAGACCGCGCTCATCAGTGAAGGCAGCGATGTCAATCAACGCCTGCTCCAGTGAGGTTTCAGAGAGGTCTGCAGACACGGAAAGCTCGTTACGCAGATTTGGACCACTCAGCGTGGGGTGATCTGTTGCGCAAAGCGCGACGCCGTCGCCACCGATGGAGGTGGTGAATGCGCCGTTCAGGATGGCAGCAGCTTTGATCTGCTTGGTCTGCGCCATTGAGCGAGCCAGTGCCTTGGTGTAACGCACAGACAGACGGTCGTAGAGGTTGTCTTCTACGGCTTCTTCAGTCAGGCTGAACGCCAGAGCAATGGTTTCGTGGGTGTAGCGAGCGGTGTAGACTTCTTGCGCGTTGTCGTACTCGACACCTGCGCCTTCAGACTTCACGGGTGCTTCGCCAAAACCGGAGAGCATAACTTCTTCTTCAAATGCGCGGTCAGAAGATTCGATTGAATAAATCTCCGTGTGCTCATTTTCGTAGTTGTCGTACTCCATACCGAACAGAGCATTAAGACCCGGCTCAAGTTCGGCGACTAATTGGGAACGAGAAATAGCCATGTGTTAGCTCCTATTACGGCGCTGTATTGGCAACACCAGTGCTGCCATACAGGTGAGTGTTGATTTTAACCACAACATCGACGTGATTTGTAGCACGCTCGTTGCTGGGACTGTTATAGAAGCCCACAATCTTCAACACCAGCGAAGCAGTGTTGGCGATAAGAGATGAGTCCAGCTCTGTTGCAGAGAGCCCTGTAACGCTGCTGCCAGCGGTGTAGGCAATAGGGGCATTGAGCCCGATGTCTGCCTGCACAACGTCTTCATCGGCTTGAATCAGGAACAACTGATTGGGGTCGTCTACCACTTCTGCGCTGATAACGCCGGCAGTGATGTTAACGGAACCCGGATAGTAGTTCTTCCAAGTGGGCTTGCCGGTTGTAGGATCAATGTAGTTACAGCCGTTGAATACGCCCAGTGCCGCTGTGTGCAGCGTGGAATCGTACTTTACGACATAACCGCTAGAGAGTGTGACCAGATCCCCTTGATAAATTGCGCCAGACTGGTTGTCGTTGATCTCATACGCAAACTGCTTCTGAGCTCCAGTGGCGGACAAGTTACCAAGCGGGCGCAGGCCAAATGCTTTGTCTACGTTTGCCATAGTGAAAGTTCCTTTAAATATAGGTTATTCGGAGGACCGAGGCCCGCCGACGCTTACTTTTGACTGCCGCTCTGGTGCGGAGATACGCATACTTGAGTGCGCGTTACTCTTCAGCAGGTCGTTATCTGCAGCCTTGATTTGATCATGTGTACGGCTCTTATAAAACGCCCGTCGCTCGTCTGCTGTTTCCTCTGGGATCCGTGCCAGAACAACGTCACCAACCGAGATCACACCAGCGTGTCGTCCGTCATCCAAGCCCTGCCCTGAAAACTCAGGGTATTCGTCGGCGCGAACTAACTCGTAGCCTTCTCTCATCTTTGATGAAATATTCATTCTGTCATCGACACCACCGGCTTCTCGTCTGATCCAGCGGTGCTTGTAACCGTCTGGGGCGGGAGGAGCATCGAGTCGTGATGGAGGTGCCCAAGGCTTGCGACGCGCAGTGGTTTCTCGAGACTCGGTGCCTCGGGTGCTGCGATTTAACTTTGGTACAACAATGTCGTTTTCGCTCATGGTATTTACCTTTTCACGTATTGTGCGTATTTTTCAAGCGGTACGCCTAGTTTCTTTGCCATTGCAACTTCACTAGGTTTAAGCCGGATACTACGGCGTGCTGAATTATTTAGTCCCGACGATCGGGTCGCAGAGGCAACAGTTTGCACGGGTCGGCTGCTTCTGGTTTGTTGGGGCGCAGACTCAGAAAACTTCTTTGGAAAGAGGTCCTGCATTCTGCGATCTATCTCATCATAGTACTCATCTGACTGCGGGTCAAATCCTTCGTTTTTAACAAGCTCCACATGAATGCCCCGAACCGTGTTGGTCATCACCACGTCCGAGCCAAACCATGTGTTTTTCTCCGCCCACTCTTCTGCACGCGGATCGTTCCTTCTGGGTGCCTGCTGCTGCGCGGGAGCCTGCTGCTGTGCAGGTGCCTGCTCTTGCTGCTGCCGTATTCGATTAACCTGCGCCTCATGGTTCGCCAGCTGGTGCTGCTCCATGATGGTTGACGTCAGGCGCTGCTGCGCTTCGGTCTCGGTGTCAATGTCACCTTCCTCGCGGGCGCGGCGGATGACGTTTTTCAGCGCAGTGATCTGCGTTTCAACCCGTCCCTTGGCCTCACCCACACGCGCAACGGCTGTCTGCTCATACTGCTTCTGCAGCTCCTCGTTGCGAGACTGTACGCTCTTTGCGTACTCCAGTGCCGACTGCTCACGGCGTTCGGTCTCACGCAACCGGGCTGTGAGCTTGTCGATGCGCTTTTTGACCTTATCGGAGTACTGATCCAGCTCCTCCGCGTTCGGACCGCTCTCCACGGTGCTGGTGGTCTTGCCCTCGGTGTCTTCCGAGATGGTGACCGTTGCGGACTCCTCCCCTTCACCAATATCAAATTCTAACTTTTCACCTGAATCAATCATGATACTTTCCTCATCACTTGTGCAAAATGCTTGCAGGATCTGACACAATTCCCAAAATCTCGTCATCGTTCAGAAGGCGAATCTCACCGCCCTCAATCTGGATGCGGGAGCCCGCGTAACGACCAAACACCACCCAGTCACCGGGTTTACACCATGCGCCGTCGGGGAACTTGCTTTCGTCCGCGTAGGCGAGGGGTCCAAGCTTGAGCACGTAGCCCACGTTGGTTGCCAGTTGAGTGCGTTCAGTAGTTTCTTTGGTCAGCACAATGCCGCCCTTTGACGTACCGGCGCCCCGGTAAGGTAGCAGCGCAAGGCGCCACCCAGTCGGTTGCGGTATCAAGTCCAAGACGCTTTGTGTGAGACCACTTTCTGGAACGGTGCCATCATCTGTGTAGGCATCGTTCAGCGAGGGTTTTTGGTTGGCCTTATCGTCTGCCCATTTCTGTTCTAGAGCTGTCAGCTTTGGTTGCATAGGTTAATCCTCTGAGTGCTTATCAAGTTCGCTTTTCACAATACTTTCTGAAAGTCGAATACCCTCTAACCGCCCCATCAGATACCGATATCTCTCCATGTCGCTGACACTCCCACCCAGCACAAGCTGCTGCGTGTCGTGTTCTATCTTCCTCATTTCTTTTAGTACTTTTTCAGCAAAAGTGAGCATGGTCATTTCCATGTAAGCAGAAGGTAGTCGCCACCGTCTGAAAGGCGTCAAGCAGTGTTAGTAGATCTTTACATCGTTGTTTCCGTCTCGCTTTTTGATTATTCTCGGTTTTCTTACACCCCCGTCCTTTATCCCAAGTTCTCTATCGGTTTTTGCTATCTTGCTCTTTGTGCGAGACTTTCCCTTGCTGGATGACCGCATCATTGCTCCTATTGCGCCGTTGGTTTGGGCGTGGTTATGCGCTCGCGGGCAACTTCAAAGCGCCCCTGAGCGATCTTTTCCTGCGAGGCAATGCGCTCGTCGTTAGCCTGAGAGCTTTCCTGTATGCGCATCTGCTCGTTCTTCAGCCCCTCTTGCTTGAGCTGTATTTCAGCCTGATCCTTCGCCGCGCGCTGCTGAAGCTCCTGCTCCTTGAGCGCGATGACCGGGTCAGGTCCGGCTGCACCCTCGCCAGAGAGCGTTGTCTGCATCGCCTTGACGTCCATCAGGTACTGGGCAATGTTGAGCGAGATCATCGCCTCACGCTGCATGTCGGAGACCATGCGATCGGGGTCGCTGCCGTACTGACGGAACAGCTCGGCCTCGGCATCTTCTTCTGCCTTCAGCTTGACGTGCTCCATAACGTGTTTCTGCAGTTCCACTGCCGCCAGTGGGTTGCCCTGCACCAAGGGTGAGAGACCCATGATCAGGTGCGAAGCGATGTGCGAATCGTGCTGCTGGCCGGCAAACGCCTTGAGCTGCTTGCCGTCGATCGCATCGATGTTCTCGCTGGCTGGGTCCTTGGGCATCTGATTGGTCTGGGTCTTGAGAATGCCGTCGATATCGCGCACGTTCATTGACTGGTAGACGCGGTAGTACGCCTCGTACATGTTGTGCATGTTCGGTGCACTTTGCGCGAGCTGCAGCTGCGTCTGCGCCAAGGTAATGCGCTGCGCTGCGGAGAATATATTCGGGTCAGCAACCGGCAACACGGCAACTTTGTTGTCAAAGTCGCTTTGCTTAATTAAACGAGACGCTCCCGGGACATCGTAGGGGTACTCGGGGGGCAAGTACTGACCAAATCCTCGGAAGAGCATCTCAAACTCTTGCGTCTGTGCGTAGTACAGGCGCTTATGGATGGCGCTCATCACCATCGACCCACGCTCAAGCAACGCAAGGGTGGTGCCCACTGCCGCTTGCTGGTTGGCGTCACCCACCTGCATGTCTGCAATGCTGGCAAGGCGACGTCCGGCGTCAACAGTGAAGCTTAAGAGCGCAAACAGGGTCTGACTGGGCTCTTTATAGGGCAGCGGCAGCAGTGATGAGGCCAATTCAGCCCCGCCAGCGTCAATATCACGCCATTCACCCGGCTGGATCGGCTTATCATCGTCCGCGATCCGCGCACCCTTTGCCTTAAAGCCCGCAGGCAGGTTAGACAGCGTGCCGGAGTCCAATAACTGACGAAGCGCAGAGGTTGCGGTCTTAGAAAGGCCACCAATCAGGTGCACAAAGCCCAAACCGTAGGCGCCAAGGCCAGAAACCAGCATGTAATGCACAAAATACTCAATTCTCAGGTGCAGAGGGTCGTCTTCTGCCCAGTTTCGACGCACACTGATCACTCGACCACTGGTTTCGTCGGTTGTGACCACATACGGCAGCTTAATACCCGTCGGCTCGCCGTCTTCGTCCACGTCTTCGTAGCCGGGGATGTCCAAATCGACGTGAAACTCCAGCAACGCGATCTCTTCGGGCTCACCAGCGGACTGCATGCCGGTAATTCGGTCAATGGTGGCGCCAATTTGATCCTGTGTGATGCCAGAACCGTCAGGAGACACCTCAATATCGATGTATTCACCCGCATAAACACGCTTTTTGAACTCGTTTGAGTCCATCGCAATGCGGTGCGTGATGCGCCGGCACTCGGAAATCACACTCGAGCCGTGATAGGGGATAAAAAGATCGTCGGCAAGCACTAAACGGCTGACCATACGGCCTAATTGCGCGTCGTAATACACCTTTTTGAAGGTAGATCCGCCGTATCCTGTGTAAAACAGCAGCTGATCGAACTCCGGCGTGTATTCTTTCATCACGGCGGTGATCTGATAGTTCATGAAATCCTGTACACGGGCAGCCTGCTGCACCTTGTCGAGGGTTTCCTTGCCTAATGTTTGCGTCCTGACAGGACCACCCGCTGGCATCAGCTCCTTAAACGATTGCGCTTGGAACTGGATGATGGCCTCGGTCAGCATTGGATGCACCACGCCCGACGCGCCACGGAACGGCTGCGTGCGATCTTCCATCTTAAGTCCCAGCAGGTCCAAACCCTTGGCGTACATCTCCTCCCACTGCCCGCGAGAGCTCTTGTCCGCGTCGAACAGCGCCTGCAGGTTGATGGAGATGTGCCCAAGATCCTGCGGATCGATGCTGTCTGCAAGGTTATCGTAAAAACCCAGCTCCTCATCGTCCATGCCGATCTCAATCAGAGCACTGCCGTCATCCTCAATGGTGATCTCAATGTCCTGACCGTCGTCTTCATCAAATTCAATGATGTCGGAGTTCGGAGCTAAGTTTACGACCTTGTCTATTGGCATTTTTTATCCTAGAGCTATTTGCTTTTTCCAATGAGATTATCCAGCATGCGGCGCGAGGAGGTTACTGAGCCGCCTTTGGACATGCCTTCTGGTTTTTTGCGCTGGGAACCGCTTGTGGCGTATGCAACAGGCTTGCCGGTATCGTCGTCGTAGAACATCGCGCCGCCACGGTGGAAAACATCACTTGGCTCATCGCGCTCGGACACGGCTGACGGAAGGCCATATTGTCGCCGGAATTGCAGGTACTCTTCAGGGGTCGTTATCTGCTTTACATCATCCCAGCGATAGCCGGATTCCTCGACAAAGCTTTTTGCACGGTCAATGCCGAGTTGCTCGTTTACCGGGCGGCTGGTTTTGGAAGGGCTATTTATGCCTTCTTGGGGGCTTGCGCGGGCCGCTTGACCGACCCTGTCAGGTACAAGTTTTGAAAGCTCTTCCCTTGCGCTTCCGACATTATTTGGTTGCGAACCATTTGTGCCAAGGGTGAGCTCTCCCCCGATCTCTGAATTATTCTTTGGAGCCGTGCTTCTAAGGTATTCATCGTACCCATCCCTAAAAAATACTTGTGTGTCTTGGTAAGTTAGCCGCGCATCTGAGACGTTGCCTTCAGATAGCAGCTCTTCAACAACTTGGTCATACAAATCTTCTTTCTGTGCGTAAATCTCATCCCTCTTCGCCGGATCAAAGGATCTGTCAAATTCTGGCACGTATTGAAAGCGCAGTCCAGTCAGTGATGCAGTCTCTGGATCTCCTGAGCGGGATTGTCGGTTTGCTTTATCACTAAATCGCGTGTCAGTTATAGTAGTAAAACCATCTATGCCTTTATCGCGCAGCCTTTGCGTAAGAGCTTCCAATGTCTTCAGAGGTACAGCTTTTCTAAAGTATATCTCAACTCCCGGCCTTGCATTAGGGGCAGACGCATCGACAGATTTAGATATGAACACAGCATCCTGATCGTAAAATTTACCCTGCTCAACCAGCCTTCGAGTTAATGCGTCTGGATTAAAATCTTCTCCTACAATAATTTCAGCGTTTAGCGACCTTTCCTTTTCCCCGGCAAAAAGCCCATATCCGTTGGCAAGACCGTACCCACGCACAGACTGATTATTGCGAAGCACATCATCAATCTCAGCAGCAAGCTCAGCCTGTTCGTAGTTGCTCATAAGCTTGTCTGGCACTCCCTCGCGGCCACGTATCTCCCCAGAGACCCCAAGTGTGTACCGCTGAAGAGGAGCCTCAAGAGCCCGAAGCTCTATGCCTGCCAGCTCCTGTCGGTTGTCATAGACGCGCCTTGCTTGAGCCACTCTCTCTGCATATTCTGCATCTGTTTCTTTTTTTCTTTTATTTGGGGCTTTAAAGCCTGCATTAATTTCTCGGCGCAAATCATCAATGCGAACTTGATCTGCGCCTCCAGCTAGGGACATTTCGTACTCAAGCGATCCGCCCTCACCGGCTTTTGTTGTCCAGCCGTTTTTAGTCCACAGCTCCTTTTCCATAAACCAAGCAACTGCCTGCAGATCGTCTGGTCCAAGATCACCCATCTCAGGAATAACAGACTTTACACCACCAGCGGCGTTAATCCTGTCTGCGGCGCTTCTGAACACATCTTGCCCAAAACCAAACTCTCCACCAACGCGAGGATTTTCAAGGCTTGAGTCTTTTAGGTGTTTTCCAGTTACAGCTTTTTCAGCCACAGGAGGTACTCGTGACTGGCCTGAAAGCCGGCGAAGGAAGCGCCCGGCCCAGACATCTATTGTTGCTTCGTTAGTAAGCCCAATTAGGTTGCCGGTGAAGTTTGGCGTTTTGGGCGCGCTGCCCATTTTTACGGACCTAAACATGCCCAACAAAGCGCCCATCGAGGACGGGCTGTTTGTATTAAAAAGCTTACCAGATGAGCTGGTAATTAACGGAAATTCTCCTGCGTTGTGCAGGGCAGTTAACGCCTTGCCGTCTACGGGCAGCCCCTGTTTTATTCTGTTCTCATAAGCCTGCAGTTCTCCATCAAAATCACCACGACTATATCTGCGAAGTATCTCAGTGGCGTTTCTAAAATTCTGCTCTACATTTGTCTGGGCGCTTGTTGTGCCGAGCACATCAGCAAAAACATCACCAATACCACCAAATTCAGATCTCAGCTGGTCTCGCATCGTGCGATACCAATTAGCCTGCCTGAGTATATTTACTGCTGCCTGATCGCCTGATCTGGCGCGCTCTACTACGCCGTCCACTTCTCTGACTAAATTGTCAGAAAGACTATTTGCCCATGCTTCCTTTTCCATTCCTGCTGGAGGTTTTTCAAACCCATACGGAATGTCTTTAAAATCAGGCTTGCCTTTTTTCATGCCAACAGCCTGAATTGGCGCCCAGCCATTTTCTGGCAAATAATTGCCCTTAATTCTGCGCGCCTCTGTCTTTAACTTTCTTCGCGTATTTCTATTTTTAACCGCCTTGTCTATTGCTTGCGTCTCTTCTCTGGCTAGTCTGATAGGAGATGCATCAGCTGCATTTTCCAACTCATCCAACATCGAAGCAGCCGACCCAGCAGGCGGCTCGTCCCCAGTAGGCGCATCAATCCTGCTCATGGGCGGCACGTCAAACGGACTGGCACCACCCATGCTGCCAACAGTGCTGGCGAACAGCTCGGCTGCTGTTGATCCGGGTGCAAGCCCGCGTGCAGCTGCAGCGGCTGCCTCTCCTCCAAAATACGCCCCAGCTTCGCGGCCAAGGTTAGGGAACATGGACGAAAGCTGACGCGCCGCTGACGGGGAACCGGTTGGGGATAGCATCGCGCCGGGTAGGGCTCTCGTTGTTGCTGCCGCCGCGCGTCCAGCGGTAGCAAACGGAAGGATGGATGCTCCAAGGCCGCCAACGCTGTACGGGTTGTAGTCTTCAACGCCCAGTGCTTCTCGCACGCGCGGAGCTGCTGGTGTGAACTCACCAGCATCAAGGCCGGCCCTGTTACCCAAGTACCGCGCACCCATCTGCGCAAGGTCACCAAGGCCGACGGTCATGTCAACCGCTGCGCCAACGGCTGGCTTGGAAACCGTTTCGTAGAAGCCTTGATTTAAAAATCTGCCCGCATCCTTAAGGCGGTCCAGCATGGAGCGGCTTTCCGTTTGCTCAATCTCTGGCTCAGGCGTGCGCAGAAGATCATCAGCACTGACCGACGCGTCCTCCCGAATATACAGCGGGTCATTCGGGCTCAGCGGAGTTCGCGCGCTGACATCTCCGCCAGCTTGAAAACGAGGCAGCTGATCCCTTGCTGACCCATCAGACTTTTTTACGGCGCCGCCTTTGCTAAACAAATAACCACCGTATACAGGCGCTTCAACCTCAACATCCGTGCCGGTCATGCCGTCAGTAACCGTTATTTTTTCGGGCGTTGTCTCGCGGGGCGCAGGCAAGCCAGCAAGGTACTTCTGAAGGTTCTGCGCCTCGGTTGTCTTGGGATCAAATACCGCGAGAGGGTCTGATGGAGTAAGGGGGTCGGCCCCAAAAAACCCAGACATTACCATGTTGCGCAGTTGATTATAATTTCTAATGTCGTTAAGCGCGGGTATCGATTGCCGCAGCTTGCGAAGGTTGTTGTCAATCAGCTGTCGGTTCTGCGCAAAACGCTGCGAAGCGGACGTCAACCCGCCGTAGGCTTGAATCTCTCTTGGGCTCAACAGAGAACGCGGACGCGTGGTAATGCTCGGCGGCGTGAACGTAAAGCCGGAACCCGTCGCCGGTCGAAGCTTCGCGGCGGGAGAGTAGTCGAACTGACCCGGCATGCCGGGGATCGCCGTTCGCGGAGAGCTCTCCCTGAACGCCGTGTCCAGAGCCGGCTGCCCCGCAGCAAACATGTCAGGCTGTGGCGTGATCGGCTGGTACACCGTTATCGGCGTGTAGGGCACGGGATCTGGGAACGGCGGAGGAGGCGGAGCAGCCTGCGGACGGGTGAAGAGCACGTTCGGGTCAACGCCAGCCTTGAGCAGGTCATCGAACGAGTAGCCCCGCTCGGTCGCGTACTCCAGCATCTGCGCACGCTCGCCCGCATCGATACCGCCCTGCTGCAGGTTGGCAATGTAATCACGACCCTGCTTGTCCAAGATGGCGCGGCCATCCTGACCGAGTGCTGTCAACCGCTGCGACTCAAAGGCCAGATCGGGACTACGCTCATACGCAGAGGTCATGCCGGTGGGCGTTACAAACTGCGACTGAGGGATAAGCGGCATCTTCACCGAAAAGATCTTGTTCAGCACCTCATCCGCAACGCCTGCATTACGCAGGTCAGAGGTGCTGATGCCCGACTCGATCATCAGGTTGTACGCATCAACGCCCGTCGGCGCATTCGGATTGGCAAGGTAGGCCGCCGCATCCTTACGCAAATTAGCGTAGTAGTCGTCAACCGTCTGCTGACCACCTGTCCCCATCGCCTTGCGGTAAGCCGCCGACACGCCCGGCGCGGTGTCCACCGTACCACCTTCCGCCATCCGCATCGGAAGCCGTAACAACATCTCTCGCGCAGTCAAATTGGGCATAGCCACACCGCCTCAGCAAAATTTACGACATTCTAGCCTAATAATACTCCGGCACAAGCGATTCGTCACCCGCTTCGTCTTCTTCGTCCGACTGCAACGAAATAAAGTTCCCAGCGCGAAACCGCATCAGCGCCTGCGTCGTGCTGTCAACGATATCATCATTGTCGCCATTGGGGAACGACGCACACTCCTCAATCACCTCCTGAGCAAAGTGATCCTCAGTTGCCCAGATCATGCCCGACTCGAACATCGGCGCAACCGCATTGGCGCGCGAGACCTTGTCGTGACCCGCACGGCGCCCGCCCGGGCTGTACATCGTTACCGGAATCCCCATTCGGCGAAGCTCCTGCTGCAGCGTCGTGCCCGTCGCCTTCGCCTCAATGAGGACATTGTCCGGCTGCCAGTAGGTGTAGAGATCCTTCGCGATGCGCTTCAAGTCTGGAAAGTCCCAGCGACCCTTGCGCATGTCCATTAGAATCAGATTCGCACCCGCATCCTCCGTCGGGTAAAACACCCCCCACGTCGTGATCACCGAGTAGTCCGCCGTCTCCTTCTTCGAGTACGCCGTGTCATACGACTGGATAATGTACTCAACCGACGGCAACGAATCCCGCTTCCAGATCCGCCACCACTCGCGCTTCAGGATCGCACCCTCGTCCGCCGTCGGACGCTGCTGGTACATCGCGTTCCAACGCTGCACCCCAAGCTGCGCTCGCACCGCCTGAAGCTCCTCAAGCTTCCAGAACGACGGCCACAGCGGACGCTCCTTCGGCGTACCCTCATCAAAGATCGCCGGAAACTCAATCACCTCCCACTTGTCGGAGCCAAACGAGTTCTGACTCTTGATCAGCCGCGCACTGAGATCCTTCGTTCCCCAGCGGGTCATGATCACAACAACCGCCCCGCCCGGCTGCAAACGCGAGCGCGGACCGGAGCTGTACCACTCCCACGCATTGTCCAGCGCCAGCGACGACATCGCATCCTGCTCAGAGTGCGGATCGTCTATGATCAACAGATCCGCGCCTCGTCCCGTCATCGCGCCGCCTACACCTACTGCAAAGTACTCACCACCCTTGCTCGTCTCCCAGCGACCCGCCGCCTTGGAATCCGCCTGCAGCTCCACGCCCTCAAACAGATCCTTGTAGTTCTGCGTGTCCATGAGGTTACGCACCTTGCGGCCAAAGCGCACCGCGAGCTCACCCGTGTGCGTCGCCTGAATAATCTTCAGGTCAGGCTTGCGACCCATCGCATACGCCGGCAACAGGTACGAGCCAAACTCACTCTTCGTGTGACGAGGCGGCATGTTGATAATCAACCGCTTCAGGTCACCACTGATGATCCGGTCAAACGCATCCGCCATCTTCGAGTGATGCGCCGAGAAAATAGCCTCCGGCCATGCGTAGCGCGCAAAGTCCAGAAACTTAGCCTTGCTCTTCTCCCGACGGTCCAACAGCGCCAGACGAAGCTCAAGGCGAAGCCGCTGCGCCTCGACTTCATTGGGATCCATGTGCATAACGCCACCTTTTCAAAATTTGCAAAAAATTTTTGGGCAAATCAATTTCGGAACACATGGGGGGGTATTTAACCATATCGCGGTAGAAAATACTTTTGGCCGTGAGATTCACCGTGCGAAAGCCAGCTAAAGCGGCGGGGTCGCGCACGCCGGCCCGTCGCGGCGGTCGCTCGATCGATCCGACCCGGCGGCCAAACGAATCGGCGCTAGGGTACCTTGCGGATTTGCTATTTCCGGTAATAACAATTACCGGAAATAGCGATGTCAATGAAATCAAGCACTTAGCTATTTCAGGGCGCATCAGTATGCGCAAAACACTACATCTTGTGTTTTGGGGTGCCGAAAATGCGCGGCTGGGGCTAAGTCGGGACCAAGCGGGACCAACCGGGATCAAGTCGGGGCGACCCGGTCATGACGGTTGGTCGAGGGAAATTCCTCGGTTTTTCGGGCACTTGGCATTGGCCGAGGGGGCTAATCCCAGTTCCCGACCCATTCATGTCCAAATAGCCACATCGCCTGTCAACATTGTCATATTCACCAGATCAATATTATATTCAAAGCATTATACGTTTAGTGAATGGCATTGTTTCAGGCATCTTTAGACGTGTCGGCAATCACACTGGATTTAAACATATCGTCCAGCTGCTCGATCGCCCAAGGCTTGTGCTCTACCATCGCCTTATAGTCCTTGCCATTAGCAAACCTTTCGCCATTCCATGACAGCCAGTAGTTAGCCTTATCTTTAACTTTTTTGGTTGAACAAACCTTAACCATTCTCCACCCATTGTTCCAAGGCTTAACAAAAACCGAAAAGTTAAAACTGTCCTTTTGTATTGCTCCACAACTCTCCCATCCCTCATCAGGTGATGGGGAGTTACCATTAAACATCCTTCCTGCCATTTTTTACTCCAAAGTTAATAACGAAGATAAAATTAAAACTGTGTGCAACCAAAATCAAAACTCAGTTTCAATATTTAACTGGTTTCAATGTTTAACTGGTTTTATATCCAGCGCTGAAATCAGCTCTAAAAAACCAAATAAACCGCCCGCATCGCAAAGGGTACAAGAGGGTATTCCCCCCTAAGGGGAATAACCCTATCCCTTGTACCCCTGTTTGCGCTGTTTGCCAAGGGTACACTGTACCCCGTTGTACCCCTGTTGTACCCCTGTACCCTGTATATATTCACAGTGTATTTTTGCGCATCAGCATCACGCTGGCATTCATCTCGTCAATCACAATCCAGCCATGCTCATGCGCCTTGATGAGTTCTCCGGTGAGCAGATCAGCAATTGGCCTACCCGCCTGAGATGGTTTGGTGTAAAGCTTTGCGCTGGCCTCCTTCACCCCAAGATTCTGCACCAGATACTCAATGAACCCGCTTCTGGAGAGATAGGGTGCCCCCTCTCTCTCCTCCGCCCCTGAAGCCCACCACGCGCTTTCGAACATCTTGCGGTGCTTATCAAGGTTGGTTGCCTTCTCTGCCTTGGCGGGCGCTGCTGCCTCGACGATGACGGCTGAGGTGACCTGCTCGCTGTCCTCATCGATCCAGCCGGTGATGGGGACGCTTTGCAGACTCACGAATATTGGCTGCGCAATCTCCGCGTCCTTGCTCTTGCGCTGGACGATCTGGATGGGCTCGCCGTCGCCCTTGGGCGGCACGACGCTGATCTCGATGTCGAGTGCGCCTCGCCATGCTGACGAGCCCCTTGCGCGGTGCTGCGCCTCCTCGGCGACGCCGGTGTGGTGTACGAGCAGGACGGAGCAGGCGAACTCATTCATGAGCCCGGCGCAGGCGTCGAGCATTGTTTTAGTGTCTGACGCTGAGTTCTCGTCGCCGGAGAGAAACCTGTGCAGGGTATCGACCACAATCACTGCTGGGCTGATTGCGCTGCCCCTGATGGCGTCGCGCACTCGCTGGTAGCCCTCGGGCGTGTTTAGGTCGCAGCCGTCCTTGGATAGGTACATGTCGGTCGTGCTGATGCCGTTGTGCTGCTTCCACGCGGCGATGCGGCCTCGCAGGCCGTGGTGTCCCTCGCCGGCCAGATAGACCACCGTGCCGTGGCGAACCTTGTTGCCCTGCCATGACTCAACGTCGGTTGTCGCGATGCGAAGGCACATGTCGAGCACGACGAACGTCTTCCCGCCGCCGGAGGGTCCATGCACCATGATCAGCGCAGAGGACTGCAGCCAGTGCTTGACCATCCAGCTGATTGGCGCCGGCTTGGCGCAGAACTCATCCGCCTTGATGAGCCAGCCGTCTGGCTTTGGCTGAAGCAGCGCCAGCAAATCATTGCCGGCCTGCGCGTAGTCGTTGGCATCACCGGCCACCGGCGGAACGATGACCCTTGCCCCGTACTTGGCCGCTGCCTGCTCTGCGTAGCGTTGCCCAACGCCGGACGCATCATTGTCGGCCACGATCACGACGTCATCGTGCTGCTGGCGCAGCATGCCGGTCACGCTAACCAGATTGGACGCGCTGTAGGCAATAAACACCGCCTTGTTGGTGACCTCATGAATCGTGGCAGCGGTGGCAAAGCCCTCGGCCACGTACACCGTGCCATCAGGCACGCCGATGCTCCAGAAGCAGGAGCCGGTCGCAGCGCCGGGGTGATAGCGCTTCTCGCCGTCGATTGCGACGTACTGCAGGCTGCTAAGCTCGCCGGTATCATCAAACAGCGGCACGATTAAGCGTCCGTCGCCCGTGACCCTCGCCCCGTGCGGCTGGATGCCCTTGCGCTTAAGATACGGATGATCGGGGCTTGCTGCGCCGGCGTCGCGCCAGATGACGGCCACCGTGTCGGCAGCGGCCTCACGGCTTTTTGCCAGCTCAGCATCGCGAAGGCGCCGCGCTTCCGCCATACGCCTGCTGTTTGCCATCTCTTCTGCCACCGACAACTTGCGCCCGATGTTCGCTCGAAAGGGCTGCTCGATGCCAGCCCTCCAGCAGCCGAAGTGCCCAGCGGGGACGCCGTCCGAAAAGCCGATGTAAAACCCGCTCTTATCGAAGCCGCCCTTGCCCTTGGTGCCGGAATTGAATCGATGTATGCGACCGTCGAATATAATCTTTTCCGGTGGCGTAATGCCGGCAGCGCTCATGGCATCTGCCATTTGCAGCTCTGGTGCGTCAACGATAATCAGGCTGCTGCCTGATGCATTGTCGAGCGAGGCAGGGGACCACTCACCGCCAAAAATGCTTGTCAAATCAGCCATGTGAGGCTCCGGCGTGCTTGTTATTATATTCGCTTATTATATTACTGCCGTGTGTGAGGCCATGCGTGAGATAGGTGCTCAGCTTGATCATCGTATCGTACTGCGGGTTGATCTGTTCGCCGCGTTTTATCGCGCCAATGGTGTTGTAGTGCAGGCCGGTCTGGGCTGCGATTACAGTCAGTCGCCTATCCTGCAGCGCCGTCCGTATCTCATCGATTGTCATCATGGTTCACATCCTGCTATAAAAATTAATACTGTGTAGTGTTGACAGCATAGATCAATGCTTTTACGATGTCTACATACCGCAACCGGATTGGCCGAACGCGGTTAAGGAGATCACATGGCTATAAAAATTAAGAACACGGCGGACGTGTCCGCTAATGGCGTCAAAATACTTGTCTACGGACAGGCTGGTGCCGGCAAAACCACGCTGGCTGCGACAATGCCCAAGCCGATCATTATATCTGCTGAGGGCGGTCTGCTGTCGATACAAGGAGCAGGTCTTCCGTACATCGAGGTTAACTCGATGGCGACGCTGATGGAGGCATATGAGTACGTTGCCTCGGCTGCCGGTAATGAGTTTGAGTCGGTGGTGCTGGACTCCATCAGCGAGATTGGCGAAGTCGTGCTGATCCACGAAAAGTCCATCAACAAGGACGGGCGGGCGGCTTACGGTGAAATGGCCGTGCAGATGACGTCCATTGTTCGAGCCTTTCGGGATCTGCCCGGCAAGCACGTCCTGATGACCGCCAAGGTCGAAAAGGCGCAGGATGAATCAGGCCGGATACTCTATGCCCCGTCCATGCCGGGCGCAAAAGTGGGACAGTCGCTGCCTTACTTTTTTGATGAGGTGCTCGCCCTGCGCGTTGAAAAAGACGCCGATGGAACAGCGCAGAGAGCGCTGATGTGTGACTCGGACGGTATCTGGCTGGCGAAGGATCGCAGCGGCAAGCTCGACGCTTGGGAAGCTCCAGACGCTGGCGCCATCATTGCAAAGATTGGTGGCGCGTGATGGATAAGACATTTGAGCTGCATGGGCTGAGCCAGAAATGGCTGGCCGCCAAGACCGCCGAGAAGGCCGCGCAGGATGAGCGTCGGGAGATCGAGGATCAGATGCTTGCCCTGATTGACCTGCCTGCTGACTTTGAGGGCAGCCAAAATACGCGCGCTGGTTTCTTTAAGATCAACTTGACTGGCCGCATGAATCACAAGATTGATTCTGAAAAACTGCAGATGGTTGCCGCCGAGCACGGCCTGACCGAGCACCTGTCGGGACTGTTCCGCTGGAAGCCCGAGATCAATGCACGCGCGTGGAAGGCGGCTGAGGAGGGCATCATCGCCCCACTGCTTGAAGCAATTACAACAACACCGGGACGACCGTCCTTTGCAATTACAGTAAACGAGGAGAAGTAAAATGGCACAACTAAATGAAGTGTTTAACGTCGCAGACGTTCCCGAGAGCCAGAGATCTTACGATCCACTGCCTGACGGATGGTACACGGCGTACATCAGCAAGACAGATCTCTGCGCAACGAAGGCTGGCACTGGTCAGTACATCAAGGTTCGCTACGACGTGACCGGCCCAACGCATCAGGGGCGCGTTGTGTTTGGTAACTTTAATGTTCGCAACCCCAACCCAAAAGCCGAGGAAATCGGTCGCGAGCAGCTGCGCGATCTGTGCCTTGCTGTTGGTCTTAAAACCGTTAAGGACACGGATCAGCTGATTGGATCCACCGTGTCAATAAAGATCGCCACGCGAAAGCAGGATGGCTTTGATCCAACCAACGAGATCAAGGGCTGGAAGGCCATTGAGGGCGGATCAATACCAAGGCCGTCACAGCCCGGTCAGGTCCAGCCACCGGCAGCAGGCTCGTCACCAACCCCGCCTTGGGCAAAAAAATAAACTGAGGGCGGGGCAGGAAACTGCTCCGCATAACACATGACTGCAATCCCAGAAGCAATGAACTCATTAGCCGCAGCGATTGATGCGGCTCATGAAGCCCGCGCAGAAAAGCCGCGCCCGCACATGGGGTGCTCCATGCTGGGCGAGGTATGCGAGCGCAAGCTGTGGCTGCTTTTTCGCTGGGCGGTCATTGAGCCGTTCCCCGGTCGCATCCTGAGACTGTTCCGGCGCGGCCACCTTGAAGAGGATCTGATTGTCTCTGACCTGCGGGCAGCAGGCTGCCATGTTAAAAGCGTTGGCGACAATCAGAGCCGCGTCGATTTTGGATCGCACGTGTCGGGCAGCATTGACGGCATCATCGAGTCAGGCGTTCCAGAGGCTCCTAAGAAAAAGCATCTACTTGAGGCCAAGACTCACAGCCTGAAGTCGTTCAATGAGCTGGTTGCCAAGGGCGTTCAGCTTGCTAAGCCGATGCACTGGGCGCAGATGCAAGTGTACATGTTGGGGTCGAAGGTTGACCGCGCCCTGTACTACGCCGTCTGCAAGGATGATGACCGCATATACACCGAGAGAGTGCGCCTGTGCCCCGAGTCCGCCAAGGCATACGTTGAGCGAGGCCAGCGCATTGCGTTGACTGAGCGCATGCCAGAGCCAATGGTAGGCGCCTCGCCGTCGTGGTATCAGTGCAAGTACTGTCCTGCATACGATATGTGCCACAAGACCCACACGACGAAGCAGGCCAACTGCCGGACGTGCGCACACTCAACGCCACGCGACGACAGCACATGGCACTGCGCGCGCTGGGACCAGACCATTCCGACGGATGCTCAGCACGCCGGGTGCGACTCTCATGTGATACACCCAGATCTTGTGCCTTGGAAGATGGCCGGATCGTCAGGCGATTGGTCAGCAATTTACGACATTGACGGAAAGCAGGTCATCAACGGCGAGGACGGATATCACAGTAGCGAGCTGGTCGCCAATCTGGAGCTGGTGCTGGCTGATGATCCGAACGTCAATGCGCTGCGTGAAGGCTTTAGTGGGAGGATTAGTGGATGACACAGACATCAGCAGTATTAGGCAAGCGGTTTGTGCATGGGGATTTGTTCGATGCGTAAATGTAGCTGTGAAAATTGTGAAAGGCCAATTAAATGCAAAGGTTTGTGTGAATATCATTACAACCGAAAAAGACTGTATGGGCGACTAGAAACCATCAGAAGGGAAAAGGGAACCTTTACAATAAACAGTCATGGTTACAAAAAGATAACAATAAACGGAGAACAAGTTTACAGCCATGTCGCACGTGCAGAAAAAGCGCTTGAAAAACCCATTCCTCAAGGCGCGATTGTGACGTTCATTGGAGGGGATAGGTTATCTCCAGAGACCAGTAATCTGGTTATTTGTGAGGATAAGGCATACAGCGAAATGCTAAAAACAAGAGCGGAAGCGATGGAGGCAACCGGAAACCCTAGAATGAGACGATGCTGTTTATGCAAAGAGTGGGATTTGCCGCAAAACATGTATTGCTATAGATCAGCCTGCAAAGAAGGCTTTAGATTCAAACATCAAGTTAATTTACAAACTTGTTTTTCCGCGCCAATTCCTTTGCACAAAATCAAAATAAAAAGCGGCGGTAAAAAGCGTCATTTTTACTGGCATGACTATGAGCCGCTGTTGAGGGAAATTAATAATGGCTAAACTCAGAGAGTATCAACAAAGAACCATAGACCAGCTGTACCAATGGTTTAGAGATGGGGGTGAAGGCAACCCCTGCTTGGTGCTACCGACGGGCGCCGGCAAAAGTCACGTTGTGGCAGCGCTGTGCAAAGACTCTCTGCAGAGCTGGCCGGAGACGCGCATCTTGATGCTGACGCACGTTAAGGAGCTAATTGAACAGAACGCAGAGAAGATGCTCCAGCACTGGCCGGGCGCGCCGCTGGGCATATACTCAGCCGGCTTGGGCATGCGCAACCTGAACGAGCCAATCACATTTGCCGGGATCCAGTCTGTGCGCAACAAGGCCGATCAGATTGGTCACGTTGACCTGATCGTTGTTGACGAGTGCCACCTGATCAGCCATGAGGATGCGGGCGGCTACAGAAAGCTGATTAATAACTTGATGGAAATTAACCCAAGGATACGAGTCATTGGTTTGACTGCAACGCCATATCGATTGGGTCACGGGATGATTACTGACAAGCCGGCGCTGTTTGATGCTCTGCTGGAGCCGGTAAGCATCGAGGAGCTCATACATAAAAAGTACCTAGCACCGCTTAGATCCAAGATCACCAAGGAGAAGCTCAGCACCGAGGGCATAAAAAAACGAGGCGGTGATTACATTGAGTCTGAAATGCAGGCGGCATTTGATACAGAAAAGCACAACAAGGCCGTGGTTGACGAGGTGATTAGTCTTGCTGGGGATCGCAAGGCGTGGCTGTTTTTCTGCGCTGGCGTTGAGCACGCCCACCACGTCGCGCATGAGCTGATGGAGCGCGGCATTGAGGCTGCCTGCCTGACTGGAGACACTTCTGCAATTGACCGTGAAGATATAATAAACGACTTTAAGGCTGGCAAGATTCGGGCGCTGACAAACGTCAACGTACTGACAACGGGCTTTGATTACCCGGACATTGATCTGATAGCCATGCTACGCGCCACCATGTCGCCTGTGCTGTACATGCAGATGGCAGGTCGAGGTCTGCGCCCCAAGAGCCACACCGACCACTGTCTGGTGCTCGACTTTGCCGGCGTCGTTGAGACGCACGGTCCAATCACCGCCGTGAATGCACCCACTAAGAAAAAAGACGGTGATGGTGAGGCACCTGTGAAAGTGTGCCCCGCCTGCCAAGAGCTTGTGCATATCTCGGTGGCTATTTGTCCGGCTTGCGGAAATCCGTTTCCGCCACCCAAAAAACCAAAGCTTGCACTGCGCGATGTTGACATCATGGGGACTGACTCCATTGACATGAGTATTAGTGACTGGCGCTGGAGAGAGCATGTCAGCAAAGCAAGCGGCAAGCACATGATTGCGGTTGACTACTACGGTACGCTCTCTGATCCAGTAGTGACAGAGTACTTTACAATCTTGCATGACGGCTACTCTGGCGAAACTGCTGCACAGAAGCTTGCGTCCATTGCTGCGAAAAGCGGTGCCGTCAATGCTTTAAAGCATGACGATCTGGGTAGCATTTGTGCAGAGTTAAACATTGGAAGAAAGCCTCAGTTAGTTAGTTATAAGAAAGACGGAAAATTTTATCGAGTCACTAGAAGAGAGTTTTGATATGTACCGCGAGCCAGAATTTGTTAAAGACTACTATAAAAGAAGGCCGCCGAAATGTTGTTTTACGTGTGAACACTTTTTATCTTTCAGCGCCACCTGCATGAAGTTTGATCAGGTGGTGCCAGAACAATTTGCGAGGGAGCTCAATCAATGCGAAGACTGGCTAGAAATGCGAATACCGTTTTAAAGTCTTCTGCAGACAAGGTTTCTGCGGTGGACCGAGTGCCCACAGAGCATGAGGAGCAGAGGGAGTTTGTTTGGTGGTTCCGGCGGACTTATCCTGATGTTCGCATTTTTGCTATCCCGAACGGGGGCGCTAGGTCACGCCGAGAAGGTGGCAGGTTTAAGCTGGAGGGAGTCTCGCCGGGCGTGCCTGATCTGTTTATTCCTGCGTGGTTGCTGTGGATTGAATTTAAAAAAACCAAGGGGGGCAGTGTGTCAGCAGAGCAAAGAGATTGGATTGAATATTTAAACCTGATCGGCCATAAAACCTTTGTGGCGAAGGGCGCGGAAGCCGCAAAGAGCTATGTTAAGTCCACGCAGGAGGCCGCAACATGACTGTCAAAAGAGGACGCATAGCAACACTGCTTAACCAATCACCCGTGCGCAGAGACAGGCTCAATGCGCGCCTGAACACGCCGGTGGCGCCACTTGAGGACCAGACGCGCCCGGTGACACCACAGCAATGGAGGTTTATTCAGGAGCTGATTGACGGTGATGGAAAGGTAACCCTTGTGCAAGCGGCTTTAGCTGCCGGCTATTCAAAAGATTCTGCCGGTGACATTGGCTACAACCTGACAAACCCAAAGCGCAATCCCCACATCGTCGCGGCCATTCAGCGATACCGGCAGGACGTTGCTGAAAAATATGGCACCACGATAGAGCGACACATGAGGGACCTGCAGAACATCCGCGATAAGGCGCTGGAGGCCGGCAACTACTCTGCTGCAGTGCAAGCAGAGTACCGACGTGGTCAGGCGCTGGGAACGATCTACGTGGAGCGCAAGGAAATCCGTCACGGCACCATCGATACGATGAGCGCGGAAGAGGTGCGAAAGAAGCTGGAGGAGATCAAGGCGATGTACGGCGACCCTGCGCAGGTGATCGATGTTACGCCGATCGTTGACGAAATCGCTGAGGATATCGTTGATGAGGAGTACGACGAAGAGTATGAACCCGATACGGAGCAGAAGGAATGACCACGACAACTGATATCGAAGCCCCCTTAAAGAAGCCGAGAAAGAAACGAGCACTGAGCAAAAAGCCGGGTCCTCGGCTCGGGGTCAACTTCGTAAAGCGTAAAGCGACAGCTGTGCTTATGCGGCCAGAGTTTTATTACATGGCGCGCGAGCTGGCGGACTATTACGAGACGCCGCTGATGCGACTGGCCGGCGCGCTGGTCGTGCGAGAGTACTGCAAAGTGCTGTCGCTGTCTGATCCAGATGGCGCAGCTGCAATCGCAGAGACCTATGCAGAAGACGGCATGTATTCAGATCACGTCACAAAGCTGTCAGATTAAAGTAAATAAATGTTTTCTTTTATGATAATAATAAATATAATAATGCCTCGTTTAGTAAATAGAGGTGCAAAATGACTGAAATCGAGAAAGACATTCCCATCCCTCGCGGGGAGCGGGCAACCAAGTATCCATTCGCCGACATGGAAGTCGGAGAGTCTGTGGCCTACCCAGACGAGGCGCTCAATGGCCGAGCGTACCGGGCAGCCAAGTCCTGTGGCGACCGCCACAACAAAAAGTTTGTGGCGCGCCGAGAAGGTGACGGCATCCGCATCTGGAGGCAGGCATGAGAATCTTCTCGATAATTTTGTTTGCACTGGCCGCCTGCCAGCCGTCAACTGATCAAGACATCGACGCAGCCATGCTCAAGCATCACTGCGAGATGGTCGCGCTGTGGACATCTTCTGCCGGCGAACTGGGCTGGCCTGACTACAACAACAGGGCGCATTTGTGCGCGAGGACAGCGCCATGAAGACGGAAGAGGAAAGGATAGCGAAGGATTCCGAGATCCTGATTCGGGAGCTGGCGGAGGTTCTTGATCGCTGGGAAAACGCCAACGACGACAAGAGTAACTATTATACAGCGACCACGCTCATTGGCGCGCTGGTGCCCATGCTGTGGGGCGTGTGCATGTTTTATAACGTCTCCATCAATGAGATCTTAAGCAGGATCGTCAAAAAACAAGAGATGGAAAAGTTGGAGCTGGCCGCACTCATGGGGAATAAAGATGAGCTTCATTAGAGCCCAAGCAGCCTACGACGCACAGCTCCCGCCGGACGATCCAGAGGAGCATGAGTACTCAGGTGACATCGTTGTTGGCGACACCCTGTTTACCTACCTGCATGGTCAGATCGTTACCGTCATGATCGACGAGAACGGCACAGAAGTCCCCTACTCTGAGTGGCAGGGCAGCGAGGATCTGGTGCGCGAAGCCGACGTCGAGGCAGCAGAGCTGTGGAACGCTGAGTTGGAGGAGATGCAGAATGACTACTACTAAGTGGATTGAGTGCCAATACGACGATGACGGGGAGGTTACTAACCCCGAGTACGTCAACGCGCCAGACGACTCTTTCTGGTGGATCGACAAGAGCAACAGACTGCACGTAGTGCTGATGAAGTCCTCTATCTGGTTCCGCCCTGACCGCATCGCGCGCGTGGAGCATCCAGATGACTGACAGCGCAGCGGCTCACTGCAAGCGAGTGGGCATCACGGCCAAGGCGCTGGCTGGGTATCACGATGTACCACCCGACCGGGTGAGTTACTGGTACAGAACAAACAGAGAAACATTCGATCGCAAATTGGCAGAGGCGGCGGTGGCCGCGAGGGGGAGGCGATGAGTCACAGTCATACAGACACAACTGCGTTAGAAGCAGCGCGTCGTGCCGCTATTGAGTGCTCGTACCGTTCCGGCTGCGTGACGGTAACGAAGTACGCAGCAAGCACCAACCCCAGAGCTGACATAGAGAACGCAATTAAATTTTTACAGGCTCTGCAGCAGGTGGAGGATAAAAAAAATGAACAAAGAAGATGATCGACTGATGGGTACGATTCTTGTTTTTCTGATATGCGTCCTAGTAGTCCTCTGGGGGACACGGGATGCCGAGGTGGCCGAGGTGCGTCACGCGATGGAAGCAAGCTACGGTGAAGAGCCGAAGCCGGAGGGGCACGGAAGATGAAGCACAACCAACACTATCTAACTTTTATTCTGCACCGCATTAGGTGCAGGGAGCTAGGAAATGAGTGACTTGTTAAACACACTGAAACGCGCTCACGAAGCGGCGCAATCTATCCCTGAACTCGAAATAGAGCTGCGGGAGGTCTTGGCAGACATGGGCTATACGCTTGGCAAGCTGAGTCCGTTTTTGGATGACGAAGCAGAACTTGCCGAGGACATGAACGACTGGCGCAACTGGCGTTTCGGCGATACCGTCATCGACTCACAGCTGGACTGCATGGCAACACGACAGGTCATAAGGATCGAAGATCTCGATTACATAGGCGAGCAGCCCGTGGAACTCACACATTCCCAGAAGCATTACTGGCCGCACATCAAAAATCTAACGTGGCACAGCCGTCCGGCGCAGGAGTAACACCGGCAACCCGCTCGCCGGCTTAAGAGCGGGAACTTATGGAGATAAAACCCATGAAAGATGAATACGTAATTTTCACTGACTTAACTGCAATACGCATACTGACTGAAATGATCACAGATAAAACAACACCGGACGAGGCGCTGAAGTACACGCAAGCGGTGCTGAACCTTGCACACGCCGAGGCAACGCTGGCGAACATGCATAAATAAAACCACGCTGCTAGGGATGGCGGCATTTAGCGCCACGGCGCAGGAGAATAAACATGGACTATAAAGAATCAGCCCTGTACGCACGGGGGCAGAAGTACAAACAGTTTGGCGAGATGCTGATGGACGAGAACACAACCATCGTGGAGCTGTCAGCGTTTGCATTTGAAAACGGGTTTGAATTTGAACTGTGGGTTGAGTCTGCTACTAAGCCGCAGGAGAATAAATGAACAAGTACAGAAGCTACCTTGACGACAAACCCAAGCCCTTGGCCGAGGACCCCGGCGCGAAGATCGCGCAGGACATCAAAGCCTATCTGGCTAAGGGCGGCAAGATAACGGACGTGCCCACCGGGTACTCAAAGTTCAGCGAAGTGCCTATGCGCAGCTGGATCAACGAATCGCGCTTGCGCAAGATTAGTGAGGGGAAGGGATGATAACTGTTTCGTTAGCGGAAATTAAAGACCACGCTCCTTCAATCAAGGGCTGGAAAACGCTACTAAAAACAAAGGGCGGTGCTCGCAAAGCAAATATGGGCTTGCAGTTCCCGATTGTGGAAGTTTTAGATTTGTACGATTTTTTCGACACACTGCAGGTCTTGGGCTGTCGTCCTGAGCATGATGAGTTGTGGCAAGAGTACGCTGTGTGGTGCGCTCAACAAGTCGAACATTTAATTGATGTAGAGCATAAAGGAGCCAAGGGTAAAGCCGCCATAAAAGCTGAAAAGGCCGCATTTTTTGCTGTTGAGGCTGCAAAAATAGCCGCTTGTAAAGATGCTGGAAGCAATGTGTGGATAGTTGCCATGTATGCAAAAAACGCTGCGCGGATGGCGGGATGGAGTGCTGATAATACCAACGGTGGTGCTGTAGCTGCGGCTGCCGCTATTGCTGCGCAGAAAAGCCAGCTCTTAAAAATGATTGCGAGGACAGAGACATGAAAGACTACGCATTACAGATAAAAATAAAAAACAACTATCTCCTGCAGATGATGAAGCGGCGAGACATATTTACTGTTTCTGAGTTATCCCGACAGGTCGGTGTGACTTATACAACTCTCGGCAAACTATTAGGACTGAAGCTGCCTGCTTACGGTTCCTCCGGCAAGCTGCTGCCCTGCGTCACCAAGCTGTGTGAGTTCTTTGACTGCCTGCCAGAGGATCTGTTTCCAGAGCAGCATCTTCAGGAGAGCCTGCCTATTAATAAAGTGCTCATCGAAGCTAACGCAGAAGATCTAATCCCCCTGTCCATGCGCCTTGCCAGTCAAGACCCACTGGATCTGCTGATACAAGAGGAGGAGGAAGAGCGCACCACGACACTGGTGACAGAGGCCGTGGCTGGGCTCAGATTGAAAGATCGCGTTATCCTTAAGCATCGTTTTGGGCTGGACCGGGATAGCCCTGCAACACTTACGGAGGTTGCAGAACGACTAGCCTTTTCACGCGAAAGGGTTCGGCAGATCGAAGCGCGAGGTCTGCGCACCCTGCGGAACCCGAGGCGCGCATTGGGTGCGTTTATGGAGGAGACAAATGGCTAAAACAGTGACGTTTTTACAGTCGTTCACCACGCTGCCCGATGCCGAGGACTTCCAGAAGCGAATCAAGGGGCCATCGATCATCATCCACCTCTGGCGCGAGGATGGTAAGGACCTCTTTGCCTTGGTCAGCGCAGCCGATGCCAAATGGATAACAGATGAAATTGAGCGGGTGGAGGAGACATGAAAAAACGCATCCACGTGAACCAGCACAACATCCGCGCCAATAGCAAAGGCGCCGACCTGCCAGTGCTCACCATGAAGACCAGCAAGGGCAACATCAAGTGCAATCGAGTCGATGTCCACGGTCCAAGCACCGTGGTCTACTCACCCGACAAGCCGCTCGCCTGCGGGGCCAAGGTGTGGATCGAAACCGATGCTGAGGTCACGGTCCACGGTCGCGCAGAAGGCGATCAAGCAGAAATAAGCCCCTGCTCAATCAGTGACGCTGCCATGCGCCCAAACGAGCCCTGAAGCTGGTAGGCGAGCCCGGTGTCGTGCAGGTGTTGCCACGCATCCAGCACCTCTTCCTCAGTGCCTTCTTCAAAGCCCTCTGCGAGGGCTACTGCTTGGTAGTTGTTCATGTTGTTTCTCCTCAGATTGTGCCCATCCTTGGGCAGGTTGGTTTACAGTGCCCACTTTTCAAGGCAAATCGGACCGATGCCCAGCTCAATGCTTTTTGGGTCGGTCAGCTCGCGACCGCAGCAGGAGCAGTTGCCGGTGTTGCGACCGTGTGCAATTGCAGCCGCTTTTGGGTCTGCAGCAATCGCGATCAGCTCCGCTTCGATTTCAGCACGAGCAGAGCGCAGGCCGAAGAACTTGCCTGCTGCTGTGATCTTGCCAGCGTACTCGCCCTCGTCTTTCACATACAGACATCCAGCGTTGTTGCCGGTAGCTGGCGCAATGCTGATAGCAAGCTTGTCAGCGCGCAGCACCGGCTTCTTGAGGCCCTTAGCTAGGACGCCAGCGAACAGCTCATTGATGCGCGCAAGATCGATTATGGCGCGTGCTGAGTTGATCTGAGCGCGCTGAGCTTGGCGCTCGGCATTCTTTTTCTCCGCTGCGTAAGCAGAAGAAAATTGGCGCTCGGTCAGGTCACCATACTTTTTAACGGAGCGAATCAGGTCTCCAGAGAATGCGTTCCAGCTTGATGACTCGATCAAAAAAGTCGCCAGTGCAGCGTGCTTGGAAGAGAACTCGCTCCAGCGCGATTCTTCTTTGTTCGCCTCGCGCTGAACACGCTGCTCGCGCGCCTTGCTACGCGCCACAGCGGAGGTCTTGAAGAAGCCTTTGCCGCCACACGCGAAGCAGTCGCTGCGCTCTTGATGAACTCGCACGCCTTGATACAAGCCACTGCCATTGCAGGCGGTGCAGGTGTGCTGGACCTTAGCTGTTTCCCGCGTAGTGGGGATACTGTCGAAATCTGATTCCAAGTCGTCGAAGTTAATCATGGTCGTACCCTCTGAGGCCGCGCCAATCGCTGCCGATATGAGAATAGTAAAGCAGTACATACGCGATTGCAACACTTTTTGTATGCAATCGCGAATATATTATACCCTGAACCCGTAGCTGCCACGCGGTGCCGACAGCGGCTCCAGCGCGTCCAGCTGTGCGTCGAACCCGGCGTAGAACTCCGTCTGGCCCTCGTAGTCGAGCTGGGACAGTATCACGAACCTAGCTGCCAGAACGCCGCCACGCGCTGCTATGGTGGTCTGAGCGTGCAGCTCAGTTGCCAGATCCGCGCCCAGCTTTTGTGCCGCTTTCTTTGATGTCTTGATCATGGTGGTGCTCCCAGTAGTGGTGGCCGTTTGTGGCCGGGTAATTAAATTAAGTCTTCTGCTGCCTCGATCACGAGGCGAGTCAGGTCTTCTGTGCTGGTGCTGGTCGGGTGAACGAAGATCGAGTTGATCTTATCGAACCCGTCGTCGCCGCCGAAGTAGACGTAGCCTTGGCCTCGCACGACTTCGATATCCAGTGCTGGGTAGGCGGCCTTGATGGCTCGATTGACTGCTGCGAAATTTGCCATGCTCGTGCTCCTTTTTGGGTGGCCGTCCTTGGCCGGGTTGGTTATTTTACGTTACACAACACACGCTGATGCAGGCGCTGGATGTTGTAGCCTCCAGCAAGAACGACATCAACTGTCACAGTGCGGTTGCCGTTAATCACAAAGAGTCCTCGAAATCCGTCAGGTGTGTAGCAGACACTGGCAGACTCAACAGACTCAACGCCTGACTTAAGCAATTTTGCTGCAATCTTGGCGGTGCGTTTTGCCGCTACAGCGGCAGCGTTTTTACGTACATATTCTTCGATGCCTGCGCTGTTGTAGCCCATGAAGACCGCGTACCAAGTCTTGCCACCAGCAATCGCGTTTAGACGGGGGTACAGACCACCCCAAGGGCCTTGCTTACGCAGCTCGTTATACTCTTCAGTTTTAAAAAACTCCTTCAGCGCATCGCGACGCCCAAGCGCCCAACGCACATCGTCATCGGCGATCTTAGTGTCCTGTTCGGCAAAAAAGGTTTCTAACGAAGCGATAATGTTCTTGATTGCGTTCATTTCTCATCTCCTCAGGCCGCGACACGCCGCCGATGTGAGTAATATAATCGATCATATACATGAACACAACACTTTTTATACGCAATCGTAAATATATTTAACAACAGTCAGTTTGACAGGTGTTGCTATCGTGTATAAGATTGCACACGGTCAAACACACACAGGAGATATGCGATGTACACACTGGAAGAGGTAAGAGAAAAGTTGCAGCAAAGGCGGCTGCCGGAAATAGCCAAGGCCACCGGGCTCAGTTATGGCACGGTGCGCAAGTTGGCTGCGGGGGATGACAAGAGCGTGTCCTACGCCGTCGTCAAGAAGCTGAGTGATGAGCTCAAGCTGCTTGAGACGGTTTGATTAGCCGAACGGGAACAGCTGCCGGTACATCTCATTGGCGGCAAGCTGAGGAGGAGGTGGCGCCTGCCCACCAGCCGCAGCAGCCGGCATGTCTACACCCGGTACGCCTCGGGTAGGCGAGGTCCTGGGTTGAACGCGCGCTTGTGGGGGGATAGCAGCGGGTGACATCTCCTGCTCTTCCTGCGCGTCTGGCGTTGCCCCAAAGCCGACACCGCCGCCAAGCGTAAGCCTGTCTACAGTTGTTGGGGTTGTTGGGATGGCACCGTCAACGGCGCTCATGGCCCTGCTCACGCCGTAAGACTCCTTCACGCCCTTGAACAAGAACCACTCCCCAGCTGCGCGAGCAACGTCCGTTCGCCCCATCATGCGGAACAAACTGCCAAGCATGCTACCAACGACTGCACCTGAATTTGATCGGTTCTTTTCCGTGCGCATCATGCGCGCCGTGGTGGACGCCAGCGAGTTCATTACCCGGCGCTCTTCAGGGGTGAAAAGCGTGCGTATTAACTCTGGATTTCTACGCTGAGCATCTGCCCACTCGCGGGAAAACGTATTGGATACCTTCCCGCTGGCGTTGGAGACAATGCCATCCGAGATCATCATGAACGCTTCCTGACGCAGCAAGTCCCACTCTGCTGCAGGCAGCTGATTCTTCAGCGTAGTAAGCGTCCTGATCGCCTCTGGCCTGCTTATCAGTCCCGAGAATGTTGATCCAAGAATCGATTTTGCCGCAGCCTGCGGGGGCACAACGAGTGTTTTTACGCCGTCAATCATACCCTCTCTGGTAAGAGCGTTAAGAATACCGCCCTGACTGTCCCAGAGATTTTTAAATCCTGTGTAATTTTTTATAGCATCAGCCCACAAGCCGACGGCCTCATTGTTTCCGTAAAATAGATTATGCTCTGCCATGTCGTACAGTTTTTGATCAAGCTGCTTAACGGCCTGACTGGCAGCTGCTCCTTCACTGCCGAGGTTTGCCGCCTGATTACTCAGCTGCGTGCGAATCGCCTGAATGTCGTCAAGAGATCCGCCGTTCACAAACAGCTCGTCTAGATCGTCTAGAATGCCGTATGTTGTTGGTGCCGATCGCGGGTTGAAGTTAGGTCTTAGGCCGGCAATTATCTCGGCGCCGAAAGTGGACGCTTGTGCAGGATCTGCATATGCTGCACCAGCATCGCGTGCCTGTATGTACAGCAGATCTGCCTTTTCTTTGGCAGCAGCTCGCGCAGCAACAAGAGCCGCTTGCACGGCTGCACCGCCTTCGGTGCGAGCAGCGCGAGGACCGCCGCCGGCAATCACTCTCTGAATTTCATCTACGTTCTCGCGAACAGCCGCTTCCTGCGCATCGATTTGAGCGCGTATTATGTCTTGCGCCTTTTCCCCATAAACGCCCTTCTGTGCGAGATCCTCGAACAGCTGCTGCTCCATGTTGCCGGTGAGCTGGCCTTGTGTCATAGGCACCGGCACAGGCAGCCCCTGAGACTGCATCTGCGCCAAGGCATCAGCCGGCAAGGAACCCGCACGAATCTTTTCAGCGATGTCCTCAAAGACGTTTACCTGCACCTGATCTGGATCGATTCCTACACTGCGCAGGTATCGAATTGCCTCTGGTGTCAGCTCAGCATCTCGATTTATAACGCGACCCGGCGATTGATCGAACAGCTCACTGACTTTTCCGCCGATGCCTTTAAATATTTGTCCGAGACCGTAAAAAGCAGAGCCAAAAATACCGCCCTCGATGACTGGTCTGGCCGTCATAGCCTCGCCAGCAGACAAAGCTGACAGAGCCTCAGCCCCGCCGGCCTCAGTGGTGGCAACGGCAGTGGATCTCAACCCAAGCATACTGGGAACGCCAAGGGCACCCATTCCAGCCTCTATCAAGGGGGCTGCTGCAACCGCACCGGACAGCTGCGTTACAGTTGGCATGTCTAGGCCACGAGGATTTGGGTAAAACGTCTTGAACCCAAGCATTTTGCCTTGCTTGTCTTTCACCGGAACGCTCACGATCACGTTGCCAAACGAATCTCGGCTTGTCTGTGCGTTGGGCATAATCTCCACGATACCACGCTCAATCCGCGCAGGATCGAGAGTTGTGCCCACCAGTGCCATGAGGCGCGCCTGATCTGCTGCTGGCAAGTTCAGTTCGCGCACACCAAGACCCTGTCCAAGAATTGGCAGCTGCGGGTATGTCACCTTCGCACCACGGGTCCAGTCAAAAATGTCACGGCTTGTGGTCGCGGCAACGTCTGCCGCCTTACCTGCTGCAGAGTAAATCTGAGCCTTTAACCCTTGTGGATCTTCACCGCTGACAATTCTTATGCCGCGATCAGACATGGCTGCGTAGTTGCCCTGACCGTAAAAACCGAGGTCAGCATCAGACAGCTTGCTAAGGTCAACGGTGGCAGGTGTCTGTCCGGGGGTGTTTTCTTCAGCCATCATAAACTCCGTTTACTATAGTGGAGGCAAGCCGCGAGCGGCGCGCTCTGCGTTAATCGCACGCGGGTCTGGAGGTACGATTCTGACAGGAGCCGGTGCAGGAGTATCAGACGTTGGCGGCGGCGTTACTGGCATAATTGGTGCATTTCCAAGCTGATAAAGCCCCAGCAGCCGCGTAGCAGCAGGATCGTCTCTCAGAACATCTGAGTATTGCGCCAGTCTATTTTGATGCGATTCAATGCGATATTTTGCCGTTTTTTCAAGCGCGCCCATCAGCTCTTTTACTTCTCCCTGAGTCATGGTGCCTAGATCGCCAGCAGAGGCTCTGCGTATCAGCGCACGCTCGTTTTCAGTAATGGCACCCTGTCCACGCATAGCCTGTGCAGCAAGCAGCTCAAATTCTGCAAGACCCTGCATAGCAACAACTGTGTTTTGCAGCATTTCCTGACTGCTCTCTCCTCCGACTCCAAGGGATTGACCAAGTCGAGAAACAAACATCGCAGACTGGCTCAGAGGGCCACTAAACAGCTCTTGCTCCAGCAGCGGGCGAACATTATTTACCGTGTTGAGAGTACCAAGCGCAGCACTGGCTTGCGTGTAGGACGCATCAAGCTGATTTGCTGCGTTGGTGCTGAGGACGTCGCTCAATTTTCCGCCGCCCGTGTTGATGTTAGTCACCGGATCGCGTGAAATCTCAAACTTTTGAGACGTTTGATCAAATTGCACAACGCCAGTAGGGTTGCCCAAAGCGGCCAGCTCCTCGGGCGTAGCCATCCTGTAACGAGCTCGATTTGCCAGCTCATTCTCCTGCTTCATCTGCTCCAGCAAAATAGCTCTCTGTTCAGCCGACAACGCCGTATTAGAGGCTATAGTCGCCTCTCTCTCAGACTGAGCCTGCTGCAGAGCAGCTAAACGAGCTCGAGTCTGGTCATCCTGCATCGCTGCTGCACGGGCACCGAGCTGACCGGGTAATGCTCTTGTGGCACCAGCAAGGCGAGCAGCGCCAGAACCGCTAAGCGGCTGCCCGTCTGGCCCAACATTGGACGCATACCCGAGAGCCGCCTGCGCGATGTCAAACAGCATCTGTGATTGATTTGAGCGGTTGTCTGCCAGTCCGAGAAGCTCTTGATACTCAGGCGTCAATTCGCGCGCACGGGCCATTGCATCAACCGGCGTCTGCCCCTGACTTGCCATAATCTCATCTATCCGCGCCGCTGCGCCACCTTGCTGAAAACGCTGGACGACTCCACCGCGAGCCATTTGCATCGGCATTTCAGCCGGTAGCGAGGCAATGCCCTCGGGCGCCATGCCCATCATCTCAGGCGGCATACCCATCATCGCAGGATCCATCGGCGGCATACCGCTCGGTGGTGTCATACCCGTCATGGCGTCCATTGGCAGAGCGCCTACATCTGCGCCGCCCATTGGCAGCGCGGCAATGCCCTGCTGAGCAAAGATCGGCTGAAGCATTGCCAGCACTTCGTCTGGGGTCTGCTGAGCGGCGTTGTAACCAACGCGGTCGGCCAGTTCTTCTCTGCGGGCATCGATTGATCGATAGTCACCGCGTAGGTTGTTCATCAGGACTTCAGGCGAGTTTGGGCGCCGGTCAAGGATTCGCGCCATGTCGGCGTCATCGCCCTCTTCGACCTGACCCTCTTTCTCGATCTCTTCCATCAGGTCTTCGATGTCGTCCAGAAACCCGGACATGATGCCGACGTTTTCAATCTCGTCGTCATCGACCATCTGCATTTTCTCTTTTGCCATCATATTCACCTTAGAGGAGTCCTGCTTTTTGCGCCGCGCCTGCGCTCGACAGAGCACCTACGCCAAGGCCAACAGCTGTCTGCAGTGGGCTGGCGGACGGAGCGGTCTGCGATGTCATTGTCATCTGCGTAGACGGTGCGCCACGGTAGATGTCGCTCAGGAAGCCGAGCCGCTGATACGGGTCCATGACCTCTTGCATCTGCGTCTGACGCATCGCGTCGATCTGTGCCTGCGCGTTCTGGCGCTCGAGCAGACCTACGCTGCCGAGCAGTCCCACATCGGCTGCGCCAAGCTGCTGAGTAGCCTCGCCCATCGCGCCCATCTGTGTACCCAGTGCGCCCATCTGTGTGCCAAGACCGCCCAGTGCCTGCGCCTTGCTAAGATCAATGCCTGCCTGCTGCGCGGTGAGTGCTCCGATGCCCTGACCCAGCTGGCCGTACTGCATGGCCGCCTGACCCAGTGCCTGAGATCCTGCCAACTGACGCCCCTGCTGACTTTCAAAGCCCTGCATTGCAGCCTGCTGCGCCTGCATGTAGTTCTGAGCGTAGTCCTGCATAATGCGCTGCTGCATCTGATCTTGGACGTTGCGCTCAAACTCAGCGCGCTGCACACCCTCACGGGTGCCGCCAAACGCACCTGCGCCGACCGCTTGTGCTGCCTGCCCCTGTCTGGCAATGTCAGCCTGCCGGCGCATTTCGCCCAACGCCTGCTGCGTTACTTCCTGCTGGTAGGGGTTCATGTAATTGACGGCAGCATTTGGGTCATACGTTCGAGCAGAGCCTAAAATACCGCCGATACCCTGACCGAGCACGGGCATGGCGCGGCCAAGCACGTTCTGCGCCTCCTGAAACTGAGGTGCGGTTTGGACGCCGCCCGCTGCCACAGCGCCGCGCTGGGTGAGATCCATGCCCTGTGTGATGGCCTGCGATCCGCCTTGGATGAACGGCTCAAACGATCCAATGCCCTGACGCGCCAGATCCATCGCCTGCTGTTCGCCAATGGACAGACCCGCCGCCTCGATGGCCGGCATGGACATGGGCTCCCCGTACAGACGCTTTGCTTCGTCCATCAGTCCTATTTTACGGGCTTCAATATTCGGCGCTTCGCGCTGATATAGGGTTTCGTAAGCACTAGCCATTGTTGCGACCCTCCAACTTTCTCATTAGGGCGTACATTTTTTTCGCTCCTGCTCGTCGAGAGCCGTTGCCCATGCCGCGCACGGCCTTGGCAGTAAAAACAAATTCGCCGTCCGAGAGCATCGCGGGGATGTCATCCGATGTTCCGGTGCCCGGACCGTTAATCGCCCCGTTTTTACGCGGAAACTCCTTGTCCATGCTGCCGCCATCGGCAGCAGTGCGCACAGGCGGTGGAGTGAAGGTGTAGGGGTTGTACCGTGGGCTCATGGCCGTTGTAAACACGCCACCGTAATTCAGGCCGTACTTCTGTGGGTTTTCTGCCAACAGCTTCTCTCCGGCACCGATACCGCCCATGTCCTCAAAGCCCTCGGGTGGAGCGATCTCCTCTTCGTCAAACCCGCCAGACAGTGCCATGATGCCGAGGCCGGTTGCGGCGAGGGGGGCGTATTGGCGAAACACGCCGGGGGTGTTTGATGCAATGGCCGCAGCTCTTGCCTCGTTAGCCTTGGTGATTGCCGTGGTATATGCATCAGTCCCCTGAACAAGACGGTTTCCGCCATATTGCGCAAAAGTGTCTTCAAAAGCTTTTTCCCCAGCGGCTTGTGCAGTAGCGTCAAACCTACCCGGCGACAGCTTGGCGAGACCTTTTTGGAAGATGTTTTTATCGGCGCCGGTTGATACATCAGCGCGCATCGACTCGGGAAGAGTTAAAGACTCAGTAGTATATGGCTTACCAATATTAAAGCCTGACTGCCCCTGTGACGGTGCGCCAGCTCTCCCTATGTTTAGAGTGCCACCACTTGTAGGCGGCACCACTGAAAACGCTCTAGGCGCCGAAACTCGCGAAGCCTGTGCCAAAGTATCCTGTATTCCCTCAGCTCCAGTGAGCTTTGGGGAAAAATTGACTGCTGTTGGGCCTGTTGCAACGGGCAAGCTACCAATCCCGCCGGGTGGAATGTCCACAGCAGATCGCATGGGGCTTATTGACTGCAACGGCAAAGCGTCTCCCCTTGGAACAGGAGGCTGCGTTACTTGCAGGGGCTGCGGGGCTATCTCAGGAGCTACTGCCTCAGCCGGTGCCCCGGTCAGGAAGCTCCTTGCCTGATCAAACTGCCCGCCGACGGTAGTAGGTCCGGTGTAGCTGCCGGCCTGAAACGCCTGCGCTCCGCCCATGAGACCCGCGCCAGCACCTGCAGTTATGCCGCCAAGTGCACCTGCGCGAAGGGACTCTTTCAGGTTTCCACCACCCAACGCAGTTGAGCCTGCTGATCCTACAAAGCCGGAAACCGCAGCGACGCCAGCAACAGAGCTTACGCCCATCGCAGCGGCAGCGGCTGGTCCTAAAAAGAACGCTAGAGCCATCGTGGTTACAATTTTGCCTACGCTGGACGATGCGAACTTCTTAACCGCCCGACCGACCTTTTTAAGCGCGTTTTTAGCACTCTTGAAGATCTTCTTGATGAAGAACTCCGGCATACCTGTCATGGGGTTAATCGTACCACTGCCGCCCATCTGCTTGAGCATCTGGATCTCACGCGGGGAAACGTGCGCCAGCGTCGTGTCACCGTAGCGACCCTGCTTGGCGATGGCGTCAGCCAGCGGGTTCAGCGATGCGATACCGCCCTGAGCAAAGCCCATCGGCGGTCGCGCCATGCTTGTCATGCCCCGCAGCTCATCAAGGGCGATGTTCAACGCACCGAAGAACTCCGGGTCAAATACTGGGGGCAGCAGGTCTTCAGGGATATCCTGTGCAAGATACTTTTCGCGTATCTGCGCGTATTGATCTGGTGAGGCTAAGACCTCGTCAACGAGCTGATTCAGCACGTCCATCACTTCCGGTGGGAGATTCAGTCCCTGCAGCTCTGCTTTAAACTCAGCAACGGCAACGGGATCTGCTTCCCCTGCACTCGCAAGCAGGTCGGCTGAAAACTCAGACGGAGGAATTTCTTGACGCATTTGCTCGAAAACCGCAAGGTTCTCTGGCGTCATCTGTTGATCAGCGGGAGCCATTTGGGGGGCGCCCATGCCCGGCATAGCATTTACCATGTCTTTTTCCTTTGGAAGTTAAAAGCCACACGGGGCTGCGCGCCGGGTAAGGTCGCGAGAATACTTAAAATTATCAACG